GTCTCCGATTTGTGTACCAGTGAATGTATTGTGTCCGTATATGCTAGCGCTAGTGAACACTCGGTTTAGCATTTTTGCAGCAAAAACTCGAAGCACCTGCACCCAAGATCCGGCTTGCAGCTCGTAGTGGATGTGATCGTTGGTATCATACCACATGCGGCCTTCGGTGCGAAGTGGTATACCAGAACGATCGAGATCGAGTGATACATTACCATCAACGGTCGTATCCGTTATCGGTTCAGCTACTGTAAGTGATGTTAGACCAGTACTACCATCATATACAGCGTATACAATGGTGTACATACCGTCATTTGCTGTTGAGTCAGCTACGGCAATTGGACGGTTGGGTTGCAGGGTATATTGCCCATTAACAATGAATTTGGCGTGATTGTTTGATCCCGTTACAACTCCAACGATATCAACTCCTGTTGATCCTGGTGGCATTGATTGAGCTACTGGTTCGAGTGACGTGTATCCGTATGATCTGAGAAACCTATCCTGTGAAAATTCCCAATACAGCCAATGCTCTACGTTACCAGCGAATGGTCCCACCCAAGCATCCACAACCGTGGTGTCATCCGAGTGTAGGTAATCGGTGTGGTGGTGAGCAATCGCAACCACCACTGGGCGGTTATTTGCCAGTAAATCAACGTTACCTGCTGTGTTAATGTGTAGGAAGCCACCTGCTTGATGGCTAACTAGACCTTGTCGCATATCTACTCTCATGTACATTATCCTTAAAAAATGTGTTTCGAGTATTTATGACTGTGGGCATTGCGGCCAGGGTTATGTTATTGGTCAGTGTTGGATAATGCAGCTAGCACTTCTCGCACCTTGGAGTTTTGTGCACTTGGCTTTTTGATATCTGCAATAACACTATCAAGACGTGACGTGTGTTCATCTGTACGTTCGTTATCATCACTATCATCAACTTTTGTAGTTACAGGTTTTGGTGTTGGGTTGCTAGGTAGCGATAGATTGATTGGTGGAACAACAATCACATCATTTCCACCTTTTTCTTTTTGGGGTGTTGATGATGTCGTTGTAATTGCTTTTTTTACCAGACTGTCAATTTTTTGCGTCAGTGGATTTACCCGCTTGGATGTTTTTGTTGATTTGGGTTTATCAGCCTCCAACACAACCCGCGCTGGTTTCTTCGTAGGCTTTTTTGTAGCCTTCGCTGCATTGAGGATGTTTGAAATTACAGGCTTGGATGGTGGAGATTTGGATGTGGATGTCACCGATGGTTCGGATGATACATGCACTGTTCCTTTGTACGGTTCGAAGTAATAACCATTTGTTATTATCTCAACTCGAAAATCGTACGATCCACCATCAATATAATCCGGCTTTGGTATCTGTACGATCCACTGTGCTGCTTCAGTTCCTTGCTTGCAAACATACGAGAAGCTAACAGCACCATACGCGATAACAAAACGCACACGCATATCGCTAACAGCAGTGCCTTTAACCGCTATATCAAATTGAAGCTCATTATCCTGAATGTTTGTAATTGAAACCAGTGCAGACATATTTTTATTCCTTGTGTGTTAGCTTGTATTTATTCATTGTGATGTTTGTTTTTTATTTTCGATACATCAAACGACACACGTTGCACCGCATTTCGAATGCTAGTTATCACAACACCAAATCGTTTACGCACAACGTCAACCATATCCGAAACCGTAACCACAACTTTTGCATCTTTTGGTAACATCCAAAACACCCGCTCATGCCACATGGTACCAAAACGAACTCTGACATTTACTTCTATTCGCCTTTCAGGTGGATAGTCATCGTGGTCATCCAAGTCATATGGAAGAGTTTGTGGTTGGGTTGCAATGCCACCACCACCAACAACCGGTGGTGGTATAACAATAATACCCTCGAAAAGTTTTAACCGGAATCTACCGATTATCATATCAGAGTGATTGCCACCCAACCCAAACAACCCAACGTTCATTATCGTGGCATCCGTTCGAAAATTTCTGTTACAGAGGCAACACCATTACGATCTTTTAGATCATATACAGTCAATGGTGTAGTACCGTCGTCGTCGTATACTGTTAGTGTGAATGCGTTTTCATCAATCTTAGTTCTGTTTGTATCGTATTTTTGAATGTCAGCTACGATAGACAGGATGTTAACCAGTCCACTATCTTGGATATCCAAGTGGCTATTTATCGTCTCATCGATAACAACCGCACTACCGTTACTGTTATCAGTTACAGTCGCATGTCCACGTATAACGATAGTCCCCGCCGTAACGGTACTATCCAGTATCACCTGTCCACTCGCAACATCAAGCGATGCATCTTGTGCTTGTGATTTGTTTGTCAATTTGATACCACCGTTGTATCCACGAAATGCTACACTAACAGGCGCATAGTTGAAATCAAATTCCGGCGTGCCAGTTCCAGGTACGCCGCTATAACAACTAAGAAAGTGTGAAGTTTGCGTGCCAGTGAATTGTATAGTTCCTGGATTTATCATGGTCTGGTGGAATAACCCTTGCACATTAAACAAGTCTTCGACCATACAGTCACGAACATCAATCCACCCATCGAACGTGCCTTTCAGTGATGCGTTTGAAAATTGACTGAAACTAGTGCTAGCTCCATCATTGATAGTCACCTCACTTTTGGTGCTGTGTGCACCTTCAACCCAAAATCCGTCCAGGATTGCTGTTGCTGGCACAATAACGTCTTCAGCTACTTTTATGTGATATATGCCCTCAGTTACACCGATGGTTATAGCATCCAGCATGTTATTAACTGGGTGTGCCGGCGTTCCAAGTGGATATGCGGTACCTGCCACACCAGCATTCGCGTCAACACTGATCGCACCTTGGAAATTTATCACCCGAACAGCTTCACCAAACGAACCATCGACAACACCATTGACTGGTACCTGCCACACTTCTTGAGGGATAACACTAATTAAATCAGCGATGCCTTTCGTTTCTGCGTTCACGGTTTCATCAATCACATTGGCCGTTCCCGTTGAATTGTTGACAACCGTACACACACCACGTACAACAAAGGTTCCTGCTGTTATCGATGGTGAAAATATAACTGTACCGGAATCAATATCAAGAGAGTTGTTGACTGTCGTATCCGTACAATTGGTAAGCTCCAATCCACCCTTGTAACCACGCAACGCAATTGATTGTCCAGATCCACCCATGTCGATTATTGGGCGGGTGTCATTTCCAGCGATTCCCGAATAACAATCCAGTAATGTTGCTTGGACGTTTCCACCCAAAGTAATGGTGCCTAGTAGTGCAGATTGAAACATGAATCCATTAATGTGCATCATATCACCAACAGCACACTGACGTATGAGGTTGTTGTTATCCAAAACACCAGTAACGTATATGTTAACAAATTCACACTTTTCAACGTTTGCACCATCCAATACAGTAAGCGTTGAAGCGACTGGATTGTCCCCACGGAATATGTATCCAGATGAATAATCGATCGATGATAATGTTTCAGAGTCGACAATGTTAAACACCCGCAGTCCGCGATTTTCCGCAATTGCTGTTGCATCTGCAAGTGAACTAGCTGGGTATTGGCGTGTACCGACTGGGAATGTAGTCCCACCAAATGCGGAATTTGTGTTTACCGTGACTGCCCCATCAAATGAAGCGGCCTGCAATGAATTCAAATCCTGCAATCCAGCACTATTGGATGATCGTACTGATACGTTGTTCACGTTCACCACATCACCAACATTCGAATTTGCACCAACTAAGTTTATAGCATATGGTCCATCTTCAAACGTAACAGTGTATCCATTGATAATTTCAATTACACGAGCTAGTGTGGCACCACCAACAGTAACGGTTGTGTTGTGTTGGTGTGTGCGCTCGAATGCCATACCATCAGAGCTATCCTCCAATGATTTCAGAGCCAACCGAAAAACGTCCAAATCTAGTTGGCGAATTTCAGTTGGTTGGGTTTGGATTTGGATTGACGCGAACTTTGGGACAAAGATAACCTTCGACCCCCAGTATATCGTTATGTCGTCCTGAACGTAATCATCCGCTGTATAACCATCTTCTACGTATAATGTAGCCATGAATTAGGTCCAGAAATCTGGTGCACGTTGTTTCGTACCAATTCCCGTCGATTGGTAATGTACATCAACAAAGTGTATAAACGGATCCGGTACGCTACCACCCGACACAGTCATGTCGTTTGAGTCTAAGTATACCCGTGCCAAAATGACACCATCCGGCTCCAATGCATTGGTATCCAACTGCACAGCACTCCCACCCGGGGTTGATGCTGCCGTTTCAGCTACCATGTGTTGATATTGTATGGTGCTAGCAGCATCAATAACCGATATGTTTGCCGGTACGTTGAATATTCCTTGGTTGTGTCCTTTTCCGTATACTGTCTCGAATCCGAACGTAACCGTGCCACCAGTGACAGTCGTTGAGTCGTGTGACCAATGAGCATGCATGTATATTGGAGTACCCACAACATAGTCGTGTGGGATGTGAAAATTTACGTGAGCTTGTTTTGATACAGCAAAACGCAATGCACGAATTCCACCACGAAACGGTACCAACGCAGCTCTATCCACGTCATCGGCATATGTAGACATATGGCCAATAATATCGTGCCAAGGATATGTTGGTGTTCCCAATGAGTCAACCTTAATCCCCGAATTCATCGTTTTTGGTATAGCTAAATTAACACCATCACGCAAATCGGTGAAGTTTTCATCCAGCTCGGCGTGTGTTAGTGCGGCACCTTTATCAGCTCTTGTTAATATCGTCATTATCCAGTTGCCCCACCAGAGAACAGTTTAACCTGCAATGCTTGTAATTGTGTTGTGTGTAATTTGATTTGGTTTTCCAATGCACCAATTCTCGTTTCGTATTGGGTTTCCAACTCACGATACATCGCACGAGTTGTTTCCGAATGGTCCTTTATTGCTATAACATTCTTGCGTATAGCGTCTTCTTGTCCTGTACTCATATATTATTCATCCGAAATCATTAAAATTGTTAGTGTCAGCCCATTCGCTGAATCAATCGTACCACTAATGGAACTCTGTTTGTAATATGGTGCACCACTACTCTTTCTAGCCCAACCAACAATAGGTTGATCCGCAGTGTATGTTCGGGTGTCTTGAGCCTCACCATTAGCATCGGAAAACGCTTTTATTATATCTGTTCCTACAGCTAGTGGTCCACCTGCTGCGGCTTCAACCAAAACGTTAACATCCGATGTTGTTATTAAATTGTTGTCAGTGTCTTTGATCACCAATTTCAACGTAACGGGGTTTACGACAACCGTTACCACGGCTCCAGCCGTGCGAATTGATGGTGTTGTGGCTCCCGCCGATACGTTGATCGTGAGACTACCCGATATCACATTCACATATATCGCTTCGTTCCCAACTGACCCATCGGCAGCTGCGTAGGATCCAGCTTCATACGTACTATTCCATACCATTGGTGAATCTGCGATGCTGGTCAATTCCACTGCATGTATCGTGTTATCGCTAGTAAACGCGCATGCATTTACCTTGGTGAGATCGGTAACCGACAGAGCGGCAACGGTTCCGACACTACCAATAACAGTACACTCAACCAAACCACCAAAACTTACCAACGTTGCTGTATCACACCCCGCCATCGTTGACGTTCTCATCACCGAGTTGGTAAGAGTAAACAACCCACAATTCTCAAATCTCGACGATTCGACTAACGTGGAGCCGTTAGTAAACGACACGTCCCCCATATTGATAAACGTTGAACTGTCTATGCTGAGTGACATTGCCCCTCCGGTAACATCTTTTAGTTCTGCTCCAGTTGTCCCAACAGTTTTGCACACCAGGCCACTAACGTTGGATTCGGAGAACAACAGCCCACTGCTTTCAAATATCAATGCGTGGTGCGTATCTGATATCACCCGATCCAAAAACACCAACGTCTCCGACTCTGATAAAAAATTCGTTACAGGGCCATCAAACGCATTGTCCTTACCGATTTGCAATGTGCCTTGAACGAAGAGCACACCATCCGTTTCTTGTATAACACCATAATAATTTGCAGTCAATTTATCAACATCGGCAATATCCTGGAAATTAAACGTGGTTGATGCTGGGTCCAGAGCTACGCTAGTAGCTAACAATCCTTCTCCATACCGCACAGCGTCCAACCAAGTATTATCGATAATACGGATGGTACCAGAGTTGGAGTTGTCTGTTATCCACTCAATCGATTCAACAGCACTCAACGTTAATGTGCCAACCGATGTTGAATGTATGTTTGCTGTGTTCGTCAAATCAAAGATGAAATTCTTCCAACTACCATCCCAGGTATCAGATCCAGCAACGTGCCACTGCACGAATTCACCCACATCATCCGTAACCTTTAACATAAGCCCCGAATTCGTAGCTCCGGTATTTAACAACTCCGTAAAAGGGAACACGTCACACCGCATAGTCCAGTATAAGTGTGGTGTGGTGTAATTTGCTGTCATATCGATACTTACAGCTGGTGTAAAAATCCCATTACCCGTACCATTCTTTCCCGTTTGGTACGTGAATGCACCCGTTCCTTGTTTAAAGGACTCCGTGTCCAGCTGACCCGATGTACCTGTCCAACCAGTGGTGGCATCTGCCACACTAACATCAATAATTTGTTTGGTTACTACTATACCCACGTCGGGACCCCCATAATATTAGAAGAAATGGTGCACCTTCACGATGCACCACTCTTGTGTTTGTTGTTGGATTCGAATTCCAACCGATTTTGCGTTTTGTATCAGAAGGACAAACTACTCATCTGACGTTCTAATCGCAGTAATCGATGAGTTCGAACTTACAAACGAAGCAGAAGATATAAACTGCTTAATTGGAGTTCCACCACCATCACGCACGATAACAACCAAGTCACGATCGACGTTGTATACACCAGTAAAAGCAGCTGTTGTTCCAGTTGCTAACACATCGATATACGCAATCCACAAATTCGAACTAGCATCAACTTGATCACCACTAAAATCTGTAGATCCGATAGTAAACGTAGAACCAGTCCACGACGTGTAAGCAACCTCGCGGTATTTACCCGAAGCTAACAACACCCTAATGTCACCAGTAGCTGGTGTATCCGATGGAATTGCTGTAGTAACCACAATAGACGTTACCGCAGCACCACTGATAATACTTGCCGTTGTTGTCAATTGTGATATATCGATAGCGGGGTTACCTTCGTTATCAGTAGAAACACCATCCCAAGGAGCAACTAAAACTCTATCTTCGGTGTTTACTAATCCAGCAACAGTAAATGTTACGTTGTTTGGAGGTGTTTGTTGTGCATTTGTTAGATCAAATAATTTATCGGTAGCAACTACATCAGTAGTTTCCATACCAACACCATAAGCACCAATGATAGCAGAACCTGTTGACGCTCCGATGAAAGGCTTACTAATCAAAGCAGAACGATCCACAACAGTAATATTAACAGTTGCAGTTGCAGTTGATACACCGGTGATGATTTGACCATCCGTTGGTGCTATACCTGTTAACAACTGAATCCACATCTTAGTACCAACCGTTGTGCTATCAATAGCCAACATTTGACCTGTACCACCAGTCCAACTAACAGCTTCAAACGCTGCGAATGTGCCTGTTGGTGTGTCAATGTCAATTTCGTGAGTAATACCACGGAACAATTCACCATTCAACCCATATAGTGTTGAAACAGAACCATCACGTGTTAGCCACTTCATTCTTTCGTAGAATTCATTGATTGTGTGAGCCGCTTTGTTCCACTCAGAGTAATAGTCTTCAGTGACACTGTTACCATTAATATCAAGTTCGACGAACCCCTCGGTTGTGTTGTCAATCGTTGTCCACCCTGAAACAGTACCTTCTATCGTTTCATTGTTTAAATCGTTTGCATCAACCAACGCGAATACGTTATTACCACGTGAAGTACCGTTGATCGAGAACTCACCATACGTATTACCAAACGAACGAGTTGTACCAATCAATCTACGACCGTCGATATCGGTACCAGCAGAACGAGTTTTAATCATCCATCTATGCGAAATCCCCTGAGCTGCATCAGCATTGATACCAACACCACCCTGGTTCCAATAATCGGATACCATAACAGCACCATCCTGGATAACTTGAATCTGTACATCAGCGTTACCAAAGTTTACGATACCATCATAAATGACCTCAGTACCACCAGTACCCTGAATGATGGAACCATCATATAAATGTTCGGCAGATGTGTCATCTAAATTATACAACCCCAACAATTTGATAATGTTGTCAGTTGATCTTGCTGATGGTAGTTCGTCGGTGATATCAACCTCGTCATCACCCACAGATGAAGCGTCATCCGCTAAATCTTGCAACCATCTATGAAATTCAATAACCGTCGCATACGTTGGTGAAGTAACATGGTTACCCCCAATATATCTAATGTTACCTGTTGATCGAGTTACTTCCCAATCGCCTGCTACTATAGCCATGTGTATTATTCCTTTAAAATTATACTAGTTGTGTTAGACACATGCGGTATTTATGGTGAAATCTACCATCAGATTTGTCCCTTAAACACATATGCGCGTACCCACTATTTATGATGTGGTGTGTTTTACTATAAATAATATTTCACAACAGGAATGCAACAAACGAAAGTACAGGAGATGTTGGATAAGGAACGAGCAACGATGGGGTGTTAACAACGATAATACGAACGATAACACACCCAAACAGAAGCTATCGTCTGAATCACTGGGTGTGTTGGTGCATGACTTGGATGTGGCTGTAGAACTAAAAGACGGAAAAACAAAGAGGTGTTAACGCACCAGATGCGCGTCTCGCAATGCCACCACTGTTTTCATTAGGTGTTTGCACACACCTGGGGTATTTTTTATATTTGCCGGAGGTCTGCTGGTGCGTTTGTGGTATGGGGGTGGGGCTTTACCATCCAGACTATCGACTTTTGCGTTTTGTGTGGCGAAACGCCAATAAAAATCCAAACAATCACAGCTAACTTTACAGTTTGAGCGCTGAAGCATTATTGGTGATATGTGGGATTCACCACCTCCAACAGCTTTGAATGATACGTTTGCAGCTTGGTCATCTTCATGAAACTCAACACCATCGAATTGTATCGTGGTTGTGTAGTTTGTTCCATCACTATTAACAGTAGACCTAACTGATAGAGTTTGGCTTTCCTCTGCTGGGATAAGCTCCATGCTAGTAACACGTATAGTGTCCATAGCGTATTGACGCTTTGTTGTGGACGGAGTGAACTGCATCGTTTTCTGTTCCAATTCAACATACGGAGCTTCGACCAATTGCTCGATCCGCTCCATTTGCTGAAAGATACGTGCACCACGTATTAGGTTTAATTTATTGTTTTTCATCCACCTATTTATGGTAGATTGTCACCACACACATCAATCACATCATAATCACCATATAGTGGATACTGAATCTTCATGTATTGATCCACGACAGCTGTATATGGTACCTGTTTATCACCACGCGAATCTTGTCTTGATACCACATCAGCACAAGAAACTGGGAATAACACGGCACGTATGGTATAGCCTTTTTTGCGGGCTTCGGTGATGAAGAAGTTTCTACGTTTGTTACCAATGTTCGTGTTGTCAACAATCAGGTCGTTACCAGTTTTAATTAACCGCATAAACTCGGCTTGTGTTTTGGAATTAAATTGTTTGTCATCACACGACAATTCGTACGCTTTGGCATAGTTTTCTGAATCATACCAATCATGACGTAACGCATCAAACGAGAAAACGTTGCTCTGTTTTTTATTGTTTTTTGTCCATGTTGATTTTCCGGATCCAGACGCACCAATCAACATTGTTAGAACTGGTTTGCTTGGATCTGATTCGTGTATTATTTGAGCTGAATCGCCAGCTAGCGCTACCATGCTGTTGATCCACCGTGTAGCTTGTGAGATGCTTGCTGGTCTATCGTCCTGTATCCGTCCCCTCGTATCCGCCATAATCAACTCACCAAATGCATCAGCCCACGTCAATTCATTTATGGTTTGTGCTATTTTTTTCAACTTTGTTGGATTTTTGATATCCCAAGGTTTATGATATTCAATCATCCACCCAATTTTGTATATGTGACGAGGTTCCAAACCAAAAAGCTCAACAAGGCGAGTCCATTTGCTAGCAGCGTAATCCTCCCACAAACGAGCTGATATCAACTCATGTCCTGAGAATCTGTGATATTTTCCACGTTCTTCTGAGAATTTTTCAACTTTCGCGGTTGGTTTTCCGACATCATGGAACGCTAAAGCTATCGCACGTGCCACATCATCACGATCCCATTCTGTTTTATAAATAGAGCCGATGTAGTGAGCGACTACCATGTTTGTGTGAATAGCAACCGACTTTTCCCGATGCCAAGGGGAATTCTCAAACGTCGTCCGCATTGTTTGGTATACAGGAAGTTCGTGTTGAATTTCACCATAAAACCAGGTAATGAAGTTGTGTTTTAAATCTATCATCTTTTTTTGATCCAGTAATTGTAAGTGCCTTTCATCCAGGCAACGGTATAAAAAATACTCATAGCAAAAATTCCCCATTGGCTTGCTATGAATGTTGAGTACCACCAAAATGGTTGTCCCACTAACGCTATTAAGCAGGCATACTTTCTATGGTGATATCGATGATCTTGGCTGAGCCAAGCGGCAACTATACCGGTACACATTATAACCGTTTGGGATATAACATCGAGTGTGATTTCCATTTGTAAGATGGATTGTATTAATTCATTCATCGCACCTACGATACTAGGAACATATCGTTACATCAACATCGGCATACCTTCGTCATTCTCATCGTACCCACCTTCATACCCATCATAATCATCCTGACTCCATTCATCGTATTCGGCTGTATACAATTTATCGAAAGCAAGTTGATCATACGATGCAATTTCTTCCACCAATCTGATTATAATAAGAACAGCTGATATTGCATCATCTGTTGAACCCAATTGTGCAGCGTAAGCACCTCGTGTACGTACGTATGATTTCAATTCAGCTAACAACATGCGAGACTTAACATGCAAGTTGTTTTTCTCCAACATTTCTTTCAGGTTGACACACGCTCGCATTTTAGTTCGCGATGTTGTAGTCATTCCACGTTTGTTTTTACCCTCTTCACTAACAAACTCAGCACCTGTTGGTGGTTTTTCGTCAGCTTCGTATAGAGAGATGACACCCTCTCCCACACCATTGTTTTCGATTGAGAAATATGTGGTCGTTTCTTGCTTTTCCAAATACAGCAACATATTCTTCAAGATGCCATATAAGTCATTGGTTGACATTGTGTTGGATCTGTATTCGGCTACCTGTACCAGGGACGGAAAGTGGAATACTGTAATCACACTAAAATCTTCCCCATTACCGGTGGCTGGATCCACCCCAACCAAATACGTTTCACCGGCTTTGACATTATCCCAAAACACAACATCCTTGATTGTTTTTATTGGTCTAATCTTTTCAACGATTTGTGATAGGTTTGTTAAGAATAGTGAATTGATTAACAATGCGTCCGATGATAAGAATACGCACTCATACTCCTGCATCCACCGTCTTTCACCAATTCGACCGATCTCATCTTCTTTGAATTTGCCATCACGCCCAGGAGGTTCATCCCACGTCACGTGTATGGGTTTAAATCCATTCGCTCCAACTAACGCGCCTCGCCATATTTGAGCGTAAATGTTCATATCCCCATTTGGCGTTGATGTCATTATACAGGAACCACCAGTAGATAGTGTTGGTGCGATAGCAGTCCAAAATTCATCCTGAATGCCAGCTTGCACAAAAGCAAACTCATCCAAGAATAACAATGAGATTGACATGCCCCGTCCGGAATCTGGTGATGTTGCTGAAGATATGATACGAGAACCGTTATCGAATCCGATGTTGTGTTTGTTCCATCCATCTTCCTGCACCCCTGGCTTTAACCAATGAGGCAGATTTTCGTATGCAAATCGTATCCTGAAAATCATCTCCATCGCGTTTGCGTTTTTGTTAGCTGCGATTAAGATGGTTTTATCGAAATTGAACATAGCATACCACAACAAGAAAGCTGCGGATGTTATAGATTTCCCTGTCTGTCTTGCCGAGAGAACCACAGTATATCGTTCTTCGTGATACGCTCGGACCATATCCTTTTGATATTCGTACATCTCAAAAGGAACCGATCCACGCGTTGGATGTTGAATCTTTACATAATTCTCGATGAAGTACACAGGATCCGACACACACCGTTTCAACTCTTCTATCGTTTCGGAGGTGTATTCTGTTTCCGTGTTAGCAGTTTTTATATTTTTGTTTGATGCTCTAGCCATAACCCATATTTATAGCACGTTTCGTGTGGGTTACCGCTCACCCGATAGGGCTTTGAGTATGTCATTACGGTCTGCAACGATCAAATTGTTGTTTGTTGTACCAACACCTGCTAATTTACCACGTGCAATGGCTAATTTATCCTTGTGTTGTTTTGTGCTTGATTTTTCTTTTGCAGCTTGAAGGGCCGTGTTTAGAAATTGGACTGCAACTTCGCCGTTCCGAGCTGCATACTTACCCTCGACGGATTCCGACGTTCCCATCTGGGTATCATACGCATCCATTGCGGCATCATACACCTCTTGAAACTGAGTTTCAATCTCTGTGTCTTTGTCGTCGTAAGCTTCTGTTGTCGTTGCTGCGATGTCAGTTGTCTTGCGTTCAACGATAGGCATCAACGTTGAATTTTCATCGATATCCAATATACCTTCCATTGGATGGTCTACTTGCTTTTCTGAGTGTACAATTTTAGTTTCCATAGCGGGTATTTATGGTTGCATTGGTCCATGTATACTGGTTAAGACCCCCATACCCACTATACCATCGTGTCCATTTTTGAAACGTGCGACAAATTATCCGCTTCTGGATGTGAGCAGTTCCAACTCCAGTGGATTATTAAAAACCTCGAATACTAACATGGTGACATCATTATTTTAATGCTTGATACACTTTTGTTGATTTTAACACTTTTGTGTTGGTTTTCCATCCAATATCATGAAATTGCTTGATGAGACGATCGTACAATTTGCGTCTACTAGCTTCCTTTGCACTGAATTCGATTCCGTTCACATCGTGGGATCGTATAAACTGTTTTATTATACTTGCTACTGTTGCAAACACTTTAACCGCATTACCAGTTTTGGTTATACTGGTTTTGGATTTTAGTCTTCCTTGCTGTACAGTCTCTAATCCAAATTCCAAATCCCAAATACCGTGTCCTTGGTGTTCCAATTCAACCGAATACTTTTTGTCACCTATGGTGAAATGTGTTGATAACATCTCCGTATCTTGATTGTATTCATCATCTTCATTGTCATCAATTTCTTCATCTGGTTTTGGAGGGTGCTGCAAATCAGCATGGTTTACTGGTCTATCAAATACTTCTGCTAATAACATTAGTTTTTCTCGAAAGTGTATATTTTTGTAGATGGTTGTTCTTTCAGCTTCGATTCCGATAACGTGAATCCCATTCGTTCTAACTGTTTGGCCATACGATCATACAATTTAATTCTACTGGGTTCCTTTGCTTGAAAGATAATAGTGTCTGGATTTTTTGTTTTCATAAATTTACGAAATATATCAAGAATTGTAGCAAATACCGAAAAGGATTTACCAGTGTTGGATAATTCATACTTGGATAGCGTATTAGAAAAGTTTATATACCACGTTCCCTCCAAAACACTACGCTCCGCAACAAACTTATAGTTAAGATCATAAACCGAAAACTCCGCTGTGTATAATTTTGCTGATACCGTATCTTCCTTCCACTCTATCGGATCGCTAAATACTTCTATTAATAACATAAAATGCCCTATCTAAATAAATGTTTTTCTGTGATTATACGAAACTTTATTCCTTTTTTCTGGCAATATAAATTTGCTGCTTTCCACTTTGCATCATTTACTGCCCAGGTTATTTGTTCGTATAGTTGTGTCTTTTTGTTTTTACCAACGGTTCGGGGTGCTCTGGTTTCTTTATCGGGTTTTACTTCGATAATTTCTTCCAATAACTCCCCCTGCCTCGTAACATATTTAATCCAGTAGTCCGGAAGATACATATGTACCCGTCCGTCTGTTGGTTTGAGATATGGTATTCGTATACTCTCCGATGTCCATTCGAGAATGTTTGGATTGTTGTCTAGGAATTGGTGGAAGTTCAACTCCCACGATGACATATACCGTATCTTGGATAGATCACCCTTATATTTCTCAGGGTGATTTGGTTTGTACTTCCCTTGTTTTGTGCGTCTAGCCATTATGCTACCATTGAGTTACTCACGGGGGGTGCAACCGTGTTAAGTGCTAACACCGTTGGAGCTGCTGCTTTCGCTGCTGCTTGCGTTGGCGCGTTTGATGGAGGTGCCGCTTTGTCCTCTTTGCGTGATACCGCAGTTCCGAATGGAACTGGACCATCCCCTTTGATATCTTCTTCGGGGTTGAATATTGGATCGATTTCGTATCCAGGGGACACACCAGCACCGGATATCTTAGCCATCAGTTCTTTTGTAACTAAACGGTTCGGCTCAACATATAACCCATCATAACTAAATTGAATTTCCAATTCGCTACCCGCACCACTTTCTGCCATATCCACATCATCCAAGTTTAAGTTGGTGATTTTCGGATTGTACATATGATACACATTCAACAACTTACCCCAGTCGTATAGATGGTATAATTTGACTTCGAGTAGTATATTTGATGCATCTCCATTTAGGGATCCTAGAGATGCGCCCCCAATCGTATTGTTTGGAACGGCTGTACGAGAAATGGTGTTTGCTGTTAAACTGCGTTCCTGGTAGTGTTGGGGTAACATGGCATTGCCATCCATCCCCTCATTTGCTATCGGACTCATCGCTCGCATGTAGTTTGTATAGAACGTACCAGCGTTGTTCTGAATATCATCATAGAACCGCATCGTCATCGGTTCGTATACCGTACGTTTTGGAATTTTGGTCCAGTAATTGTACATGTTGATTTCTTCATACTCGAATGATACGTTGGGGCGGGAGCTATTCTTCACCACAAACTCGAACCCCGATTTAACTCCACGCTCCGATGTCATTAGGTGTTGGTATTCCGGATGGAACACAAACTCCACCATAAACATGAATTTGAATTTGGGTTGGTGGTTCTCGGCTAAGTGTGATGCGAAGTGTTTCGGGAATCGTTGGGTTTCCACTGCGTACTTTGCAACCGTACATTCGTTGCCGATTGCTTCGGTTTCCGCTTTGAATGCTAAAATCTCGGTGTCTAATGCTAACATTTGTGATGTTACAGCATCTTGCTCAAATTTGTGTGTTATTTTTTCTTCGTCTGATAGCTTCGATGTATCCGTATTACGTAGAGCGCTTTCACTCTCAAATGCACCTGCAGCACGGTCCAGTATATCTGCGCTTCTGCTATCCATAGCAGCAACCGTTTCTTCCGGACAATTTTTAAAAACACCAACATCAACACCCAACCGTTCCATTTTGGACACGGGTGGATCGGAATTTTCCATGTTGATTGGGGTGAATTCATCATCACCATTTTCGTCACCACCGAACAAACCCGATATCGTCGATCCTGCAGAACCCAGAGCATCGAATACGCTACTGGTGCTGAGGTTTTTTAACCCAGCGATTGCGGTGTTGCCTATACCCGACAGCACACCACCACCAATATTATTAACAATACCTCCAACCCCCAAACCTATATCCGAACCAACCTGGCCGAGTATTTGGTCCGCAGCTCCCTGAACATTACCAAGAATACCACCAGCACCAGCTGATAAACTACCAGTGAATGCTCCTGTAATGCCACCTGTAGCGAACCCCGAAAACGCTCCCATTGCTGCGTCAGACACAGCATTGATAGCAATGTTATTGGCGGCTTTTTTCAAACGACCAGGAACCCGTCGGACCGTGTTATTGATCGTGGCGTTTACCTGCGCTTTTAATATATTTGGAGCGTTGAGTATGCTGCCACTATTACGCAGCAAGTCGGCCGACCGTCTAACCAAGGCGGCGTTTCTGGCTGCTGTTTTTGATCCCGCTACAGGTGCGGTAAATTTTCGTGGGTCGATTGCCATTTGTTATACTCCTATGTGCGTATATTTATGGGTGGAACTCCAAACACAAAAAAAGGGCAATGAAGCCCTTTTTTTGGTTGATGTGCTGATTTACAACAGTTAAGCCATACCACCAAGAGCAGTACCTTCCCCTTGTGCGTATCCACCAGCTGATTGTACAGCCAGATCGTATCTAAGAGTAACTGTGATTTGAACAGCGTCAGATGCTGAGTAGTCCAAATCAGTGTAGTCAATATTTTGTATCCAACAACCACTGATGTTCCATGATTCGATGACAGTTTCCTTACCATCCAATAGGTTTAGTGTTGTTGCAAATTTATACTGAGAGCCTTCACCGGCTGTTCCCAACCAAGGCCCTTCACCACCGATTAACCATTGTTGAGCTGATATTTGGTCTTGCAACACCTTGGTTGCTAAACTAGTAACATCATCTTCAAACGTGATTGTCATTGGTTCGAATGTGTGCTTGCCAGCAACCCACGCACGTGAGTTGTATCTGTCCAATTGAACTTCTTCAAAAGACAATACAGGTCGTGTCACGGTTACAGCTTGCACTGATAAATCAGAACCTTGAGCGGCACCACCTGCAATGTTAGCAAACGTAACATTCCATTTGTTTTTCAGTTTTGGCTGAAGGATATTGGTACCTGCATCACCAAGTCCTGGAATACCCATTTGAGTTATAGTTGCCATGTTTAATTTCCTTTAAATGCTTTGATTGTATTTATGTGATTACCGGTAATACTGTTAAATCTCAGCACCTGTTGCAACGATTCTGATTGGGATGTATATAAATTCAGCTGCACGGATCGGTTTTAACGCGATGTCGATGTACATTTCATTTCTATCAACTCTATCAGGTGTGTTGTTTGATTCATCACTTATCGTCACGAAATCATACAAGCCTCGTTTTGCAACCAAATCATTTAAGAATCCATCCACAGTAGATTTTAGAGCATCTCGTGTGATTTGATCATTCGGTTCAAATACGTAGATCAGTGTATTTCTTCGTAGTTGACGTTTTATGTATTTTACCAACCTGGACACGTTCACCCGATCCATAGCACTTGCAGCTACAGCAGATGTTTTTTGTCCCCACACCACAATACCTTTACCAGGAAAGAATGTAATTGGGTTGATATCCCCACTTGGTAAGTATTGATACAGGGCATCACGTTGACCTAAGTTTAACGCAACTTCTTTAAATTCTGTTACACCACCCAATTGACCGGATACGTAACCAACATTGGTTAACCCCGATACCAAACCACGACGTAAGCCAGCAGGAGCAAACCACAAGAACGATACATCATCACTATGAGCGTATGTACGTAATGCAATTCCACTAGCAGCAACAACAACATTTCTACCATCCAAATTAGAAGCAAGTCCCCAAGGATAGTAATATGCTACATGCTGTGATCTAACGCGAGCGGTTGACGCTGCCCATCCAGTAGATGGGTTTGTTATACCATCTGGCGATAAGTCTACAGGGGTGTCGGCAATGATTAGAGCTTCCTCTTGGCTGTCCACAACCAATCTAAACAGCTCATCCACCGTTTCGTGATAACCAGGACACAGCACTAAGTTGAAATCAAAGTTTTCCGATCTAATATCAGTGTTGCTGTTGATAGATGCTTGTAATGCGGTAACGATAGCGAATCTGCGAGCTGCATCATTCGAGCCTAAGCTGGATTTACTCGTGAACTCTACAGTGTATTTGAAATCATCAGCTAAAGCAACCATTAAGTCGCCAGTCTCTTGTGCTGTGAATTCCCCAACAACGATACCACCACCCGGAAAAGAAGGGAATGAAACGATGTTGTTCGCTATATGCGTTAATCCTTCGTAGCTTCCTGTTGCTGGTAGATCATATCCATTCGCATACACATCAAATGGTGCAAGTGATTGATCATCAGTGTAATCGTCATGCAGATCTCTGAATGAATACGCAGCAAACAAATCAGATGTTGCTTGATCTGTAACAGCGACTAATTCAGCAGCTGTTACTGTTTGTTTGTACCCAACATCACCAGGAATCAACCCATTGACGCTGTTGTATTCGCCGATAAATTCGTTAGTCAGATTTTCCAACACGATTTTAGCTTCAAGGACTTTACGATCCCACATATCGCGTATAGCATCGATGTTGTCGTTTAAATTCACATTAGAACGAATAACGTAAGCTCTGTTGCCTATTCCAAGGTATTGGTTTAACGCAAACAGACCATATTCGTTACGAGCATCACCATGATGAGCATCATTAGCAACACCAAAAAGTGGTGCTACGGTAACTGGCTCAATGAGGAAGTTTGGTACTCCATACGTGTTCGTGCTCTGTTTGAGGGATGTTATTGTTCGAATTACATCATACTCATATGTTCCATCAGCCGGTGTTACACCATCTGGTTGTGTTTTTTCATCTTGCGTTGCTATGAAAAATAAAGGTACTGTAGGCGCTGATACAGGGATGAAAAAACTCTCATCAGTTACTGTTACGCTTACGCCTGGGCTTACCAAAGTCACCATAATAGAATTCTCCTTCGAATTGCTATGTTATTAATTGTTGTCACTGTTGTGTGATTACTTGCATATATTTATATGTTGCCCCACTAAACCACACAAAACTCATCACTCTAGGTCCACCTCATCTAACGAAAACACATGATCATATGGAATTTGTTGGCTATCGAGATCCGCAATAATTTCATACGAATTTGAAGCGTCCGTTGCAACGGCTCCGATTCGTAAGAATATATCCTTAACAAAACGTTGGTGGACTCGATTAGGCAGCGATAAATGCACCGGCATTGAGAATGATAGTGTGGTTTGTATGATACGTCTATCCCCACCAGGATTAAAATTCTCATCAAAGTTGATGTTAGTTAGTTCGACGGTGGTAATTTTCGTCCAATCAAACGCTTCGTCGGTCAGTTGCACCTGAAACACTGGATCGAATATGGATAATATCTGCTCCAACATTTGGTAGTGTTGGTCTTGGTTGCTAGCATATAACGTCAACTCCATTTCAGCCTTATACGGAACGGGCATTCGTTGTTCGACGACTTGCATATCATTGGGAAATATTCCACCAGTTGGCATGTACGTGTTCCGACGTTTTTGTGATACTCCCTTTCTCATTTCCGGAGCCATATCCAAACCAGTCAACTGACAAGAACACAACGGTAGCCGTAGCAATTTCGTTTGGGTGTTTTCGTTTTTTATGGCAGCAACAACTCTATCCGAACTGGCAACCTTGATCGGCACCGGTACGAGGTGAGCAGCAACATCTTTCCGTTCACCAACCTCAACCTGAAGCCCCATAAAAATAGCTGCGAACTGAACGATATACTTTCGTAGCTGCTCATCGTAGTAAAACTCATCTGGTGTCTTCATTATTTATCCTCACAATCTTTGTCTATTCGTGGTCTATCGCGAGTGATCTCGTCGTTATCCCTTCTTTCGTCACCAGCAGCCAAAAATTCATTAAGCACAGGGTGTTCCATTTGTATGCGTCTATCTTTTTCCAAGAATATCCACCGTCCCTTCTGTTCGGAATATCTAAACAACCTAGATGGAACATCTGTAGCCAAATCAATGTATGTCATTCTGTGGTAATCCCCATGTTTTGGTGCATTTGGGAATTCAGCCATTTCAGTATACGGTGCATTGTTTGGCGGCATTGCGTCTTCGTGGAATTTTATCCCAGTCGGTTGTCCCGTTACCTCAAGATTCTTTATCCCAGCCGCTTCCGCGATTGCGATTTCTTCTGGTTCCCAAGCACGAATAACACTAGACGATTCAACCCCCGCTAGCGGAACAGCATCCTTTGCTTCCGCGTCTATCGTTTGACTAACGTCGAAATAATCCTGGTAGAAAGCGTGGTTACCATCTTCACCATCAACCAACCCATGCTCGTTTTCAATCTCAGTAGCTGCAAGGTCTCCAAATAAGTCTTGTGTTTCTTGAGATGCAAATGCTGGTTGAGCAATAACACGCAGTAGTGTTGGTGTCCATCCAGGTGTATACCCTTCTGTACTCCATGCAACATCAGTTACTTCGACCCACCGCTCAATCTTTCGCATCTCTGCGGAGTATTGCGCTTCGCTCGGGATTTCGATAATATCTCCGATGATCAATGGACGACCTAACGCTGCAACACAGCTACCAAAAGCAACCTGCATGTACAACGATAGTGACGGTAATTCAATACCGAATCGTGTCAATTCTGATGTTATGTCTAGTAAATCATACGTCCCTTTAATCGGTAACGCTTCTGTATTATAATCACGATCGCGATTTTCCAACAGAATTTTATCTTGGATGTTGTCCGTATTCGTTCCTTCAAATCCATGGAACATTTGCAGCGCTTGAACGCCCCAAACATCTGGTGTGTCGACTCCATTGAAGTCAACAGGACGTATACGCCAGTATCGCGACGGAACTGATGACTTGAACATAATAGTATTCAAACAATCGTCATCGGGTAGCGTGACAAGCGATACTCCATACCACTTGTCTCCATCACTGGATCGTTCGACTCTAGCTCGTGTTATGCGTCGTGTGGCAATATTGGATTGTTTTATCGCAATCGCGGTGACGTGTCTATAGATGCTAGTATCAACACCATACGCCGCTCGTGAATTGTCATTCGTTTTTATTGTACCGAAATCGTATCCAAGGTATGCCGACAATAACACCCCATCTCCACGCTGAATGGATCGCCATTCAGTGATGAACTTATCATATGCTTGCGATGCAGGGAAATATGGTGCATCACCATTTGTTAGTGGTGTACCCAATCCCGTACAATCAATCAACTTCCCTTGTTCATGCACACCCAGCAATTTGTGTACGTTAAATGTTGCACCCCCAATATTCAGATTCTCGTTGACTAGCCCTTCAATAAAAGCTGTGTCACGATTTTTATCCAATTGAAAAGGTGCACACGGAGTTGCGACACTGGAAGTATTCGTGTATCCGTTTCCACTTACGTGTGGAGCACACGGTCCACCATCAACAATATCATCATTAAAATTGGGCCCTGCAGACCCAACACATTCTTCCAAACCATAACAATTTTTAGCCATAATTATCCACCAAATATGAACGAGCTGTTCATCCCAACACCTTCCATATCCTGCACAATAAAGTCGTCCAGTTGAGACATGAGATCTTGGCGATATAGTTCAGCCGTAGCCATCAAGTCTGCAGCATCCAACGATACACCACCACCAGCACCTGGAAGTGATCCATATTTACCACGAATACGCGCCAACATAGTCATCGCTTCTGCGAGTGCGTACCGCTCTATCCATGTTTTTGCAAAACGATCAGTCATTAGATCCTGTTCCGTTCGTTCTATAAAACAATCCAATAACACTCGCTCGTTTGCTGTGAATGATTGAAAAAATCCCAACGCTCGTGTACTTTCATTAAAGTTGTATACCAATCTAGTAGCGAATAAATCTTGCATGGTTTCTATGTATTGTGAAACCAAATGATAGCTAGTCAAATCATACGTGCCCATATTGTATAGTTGCTGCATAGCCAATTGCCCATACACACCACCACCATGAGACGTTGCCATGAATGCAGACGTGAAGCGATATGCAGCTGAAACCGTAACGATCTTGTTGTATCCAATTTGTTTGTTTGTTAAAAAGTAGTTCTGTTGTTGTGGTTGAATATCAAGAAAGTAAAACCCTCTACGGTATGCCATAGAGCTGCGCTTTCGAAACGATTCAATCGCCCCTTGTATAGCAGTGTCCAATTGATATGCAGTCAGTTCAACTTCAACTACAGGATAACCCAACTGCGCTCGTATGCTATATGCCAACTCACGTCTCTCATCTGGCGTTCCATCATCACCAACCCCAATTTGGTCGTATGATCGTTTACTGTCAGCCCCATCAGCTCCGACGATTGGATTAGCAACAATAGCAGCATCTTTAATAGCATTCCACAAGTAACCAGCTTCCGTCAAATGACGTACGGTGTACGGGTTTGTTATTCCATTTGCTGTTGAGTATCCACACGTTGTTGTAGCCGATACACCAGGTGCCGAAAAGTCAGCAAACCCCGATGCAGTACATGAAGGTTGATTCATGACTGGTATCATCACAAAATTTGAACTACCAGTACCACTCGATAATATTGAGATGCCACATTCACCGAATACGGCACTAGCCACAGACTCTTTTGCTACGTATGCACCACCATCCCAAACAAGTAGTACGTTTTCCGTCGTATCGAACCACAAACTACCACGTTTTGGTGTGAGTGGTGATGTTGAAAAAATAACGTTCATCCACACAACACCGTTGCGAACCTGAAGTGTATCAACTGATGTATCATACCAATATGTACCACTAGCGATTAATGATGGTAGACCTATATTATCCACCGGATTTATAGCATTCCACCCTGCTGCTGGTGTATCATATATGTACCAAAGTCCGGTGGTGGTGTCTAACCATCCGTCACCTAGTGTTTGGGTGTGTGGATCTGTTGGTGATATTAGAAAATTGGTAGTTTCTATCCACGCACTACCATCCCACACCATCACCACGTCAGTTGAAGGGTTGTACCACACGTGATCGATCACCATCTCGGCTGGAAACACTGGATCAGCGGTAGACACGGTAAAGTTTTGTACAATTACCCAATCATTCCCGATTGCGTCCCACAACAATAGCTCATCATCTGTGGATCTCCACCAAGCATCGCAAGTATCAACGGTAGATGGATCAACTGCCCACCCGATTACCTGTTGTGGTATCCATCCACCCGTGTTACCATCATACAAATTCAACTCTTCGGTTTCTGTACTATACCAAAGAACACCATCAACTCTTGATGTCGGCTCTGCTATCTGAATCATGACGTTTGGGTTTGCTGTTAAATCAGTCCACGAGCCTGTATTCAATATACTAAGGTGTTCTGTTGTTATATCAAACCAATATGTACCATCGGATAGTTGGTTGGGAGCTTCATGCCAATATAATGCTGATCGTGGTTCCCACATATTCAAGTGAGAGTCCCACTCACCCAATTGCATATTTATTTCATCATACCACCAAGATCCACATACCGGAACATGACAATCAACAGGATCATCGGTTTGTATTGCTGTAATAGCATCGCACCACACCGTACCGTTCCAACGTCTAGCCACACTACTATCTATCCAGTATGAGTCGCATGTTGGTGAGGTTGGATTGTACGGAGATTGTGTATATTCGATTACATTCCACCCTGTAGGCGATGGTGTGTTCCATCGTGATAGCGTTTTCGTTTGTGGATCGTACCAGTAATCGCCTATTGATGTGACTGTAGGATCGGATGGTTCAACCATAACAGGAAGTTCGTTGTGATTCGAGCCATCAAACAAAAACAATTCTTGTGTTTCGTTGTTCCAATAATACTGACCAGCATCCGGGGCGACAGGCGATATGGGTGGATTATCAACCTTGGCAATTCCAATATTGATTTGATCGACCAAATCCTGATATGTGCCAGCATCAACACCATCAATATCAATCTCTACGATTTTAGCGTTGGTGCCTTTTGGGTATGTATCATCAACAACGATATCAAATTTGTACGTTGCACCAGGTAGCAATCCCGTTCCGTCAGAAGGAATAATGCAGGTTTCGGATCCCGTTTTGATGCTAATGCGTTGTTCGGCAGGGAAGTGCGTGCCTTCTTCATGTCCATACGAATCAGAGTACGCTCGTTGTCCATCAGAATGATATCTATGCTGGCAATCTGTCGCATACCCAGCTACATAATAAGCAACTTTCGGGTCAAGATCTGTTATAACAAACGAAGTGGTAAGTGGTAGATCGTTGCCTTTTTTGTCGCATTCGTAGAATGCTCCTATAACGACAGCATCCCCTATACGATCTCCAACATTAGTGTCTGTGTTAGCCGAAGGATCAGCAACATAAACGGTACCATCTTGTGGGATGTTTGACGCGTTGAGGGGTTTTGTGTGCAGTAGTACAACCATACCACTATACACACCGTTGTTGCCACATCCAAGTGCTGGTGTGGGAATGTTCCATTCAATTGTTGCCTGTGTGGCAGATGGAACACCTTGTTTCATAGCCAGCGTTATGGTTTCCCCTTCAGTCTTCAATTGAAAACTGGTATCGCTGAACGAGTCGAAAGATGTCATAAATACTCCAATGTTATACATTTATTTGGGTATTTATGCACAGTGGATTGGATTATGGTGGGAATGTGAAGTCTTGATTGTTTGTTGCGTATTCACCCGCTCCGTGCCCACTATACGCACATACAATCATCAACCCAAACGAAAACGTTTACGGGTTGAAGTCCCTCCTTTCCTGCGTTCGATCGAGCAATATTCAAACCCACTATCGGTGCATATTTTTAACACCATTCTTAACATTTGTAGTGTCACAACATCGCAAGCGAATCCAATCACATCACATTCCGTTGCTGATGTTGGTTTAATTATTGTGTGACAAGTGTAATCCTCAGTTTCATCGGGGTGTAGCCGTAAGTGTATGCATCCTGGTGGTAGGGGTTGTGATGTAATTCTCATTCCGTGTTTCTGGCTAACCACGTATTGATTTTCTTAGTCGTCCAACTTGGTAACATATCATCCATGGGATCAACATCTTTTGCACCATCAAAGCTAACACTGGTAGCTATCGGATTGTCAATATCTTCATATAACCAATTAACAGAAATGGTGGATGATGGTTTGAGATTGACTGAGTGTCTATCTTTTTTACTCTCACCTACAACAAAATTACAGTACCGTGTTACGCTGTACGTTTTTGTTTGTTTTGGTGTTTGTTTTACCGCTTCACGTAAAGCTGCTTTCGATGCCAAATATTGCTTAAAAGTTAATTTATCGACCATGAGTTACAATTCCTAAATTCCATTATATTGTTATTTATCAAGATCACCCACAACCAACCAAAATGATTTCTTACCTATTTTAAATTGGGTTAATTCGGGGTGGTTAATCGTACGCCACAACAAGCGCGAATCGATATCGGGTATTTTTTTACTTTGTTTTCTTGTAGCCGCAATCTTTTTGATCGTGCTGGTTGAGTTGTATAATCCGGCGTGCACCAGTATAGACGGCAAAAACATATTCAATTCAACAGCTTGGTCTTTTGATATGTATAATTTGGTTTCCGATGGTGTTATCCCCAGATGTTCGTTTGTTAGTCCATCAACCAATTCACCGACAATTATGTTATCTATCATGCTAGTTGTGGAGGTTGTGGTTGAATGGGGTATGCCACATTCAGGTGGGATTGAAGTTGTTGCTTTGTTGTGTTTACCACATCAACATCACTAGAATCTACAGGCATATATATCTCACACCCACTAGGAGTGGTTGCCATTACATATACCATTTTGGTGTTAAGTGGGACGTTATCAAGTGGATTAGTCATGCTATCTTCCTATTATGTATCACAAAAGTATCAACAATACCAAACATATCACACTTTGACAACTGCAACGTTTCTGATAAACATAAAAAAACCCACCGGAGTGGGTTTTTTGTTAATGGTGTATACCATCAATTAAGATGCAGTGAATGTCATCCAAACAGCAAGTGAAGCGCCACCTGTTAAAGCAGTTTCAGCAACTGTCGCAACCGATGTTGTGCTACCTGCAGCAGTTATCAAACCACCAGCCATGTAATGGTTTGTGATAGCAAGTGCCAAATCAGCAGTTGTGTGTGTAACAGAGTTACCTGTAACAACGATAGTATTACCTGTTACCATAACTTTTGGAGATGCAACAACAGCGTCAACGATTTCGATCGTCAAGTCGTTACCAGCGCTTCCAGAAACAGCTGCAGTTACAACTAAGTCTGTGTTTACTGTAACGGTAGCGTATGTACCTGTGCCACCAGTCAAGCTAGTTGGACCAACAGCAGTTAGAGTTGTACCACCAACATTCACAGCAGATACTAATGCCGATGCTTCTGGGCTATCTGTAATAGCTGTAACTATCTGTGCTGCTGTAGTCGTTGCATCGCCTGTTACTGTGATTGCTGTACCGACTACGGTTACCACTGGTACCGCTACTCCACCTGTTGCGTGTGTAATTGTTACTGCTTCACCGGTAGTGCCTGTTGCTACTGCAACATAAGTGATTGATCCGACTGCTAAGGCTAGAGATGCTTCAGGAAATATATCCTCGTCACCAATTGCACATAGAGAAACAACTCCTGTTTCTGCTGTGTCAAGCATACGCATCTGACCACGGATACCACCGTCGTCGCCTGTTACTGGTAATACTGCTACTTGTGGGATTCTAGATCTGTTTTCGTTTAAAAGTGCCATTGTTAACTTCTCCTAATTTGTGATGTTTAATGGTGTATATGAATCTATTTATGCTGATATCAAAACCAGCAGACAAAAAAAAACCCACCGAAGTGGGTTTTTCTCTATACTGAAAGACCTTATGTAAGATCTAAACCAACAACGTTGATTTTACCGTAGTAATCAGCACTGTTTCCTAACGAAGTAGTATCATCAGTGAACACGGCTTTACCGTAACGAGTCATCAATGATGTTACAGGTTGGAAAGTAGTTGGGTTAACAACCACACCTGAGCTCATTAATGGGATATACGGACAGTAAAAGTAACCTGCGTCAGTTTCACCGTTACCACCTTTGTAACCGATTAAGATAGTATCATCATTACCAGCTTGTACTTGACCTAAGTTCAATCCAGCACCTGCTTGGTTAAACAAGTAAGAGTAAACTTTGATAGTACCATTTAGTGTACCAACTAACATTGTGTTGTTAGGACCTTTGAAAGAACCATCTACAGCTGGAGCAAATACTGATTTGCTAGCAGATTGTAAGATAGATACGATCATTGGAGAAACAACAATGTAGTTACCAGCACCACGACGTGTTTTACGAGCGATTTCATTCGCTACACGGTTGATGATAACACTGATGTTAGCTAAACGATCACCAACATAAGAAGGTGTGTAGTTTCCAGCAGTACCATATGCACCAGCGCCTGCACCGTCAAAAGTTTCTACTGTACCAGCTAATGCCATTAAATCAGTGATGATTTCTTGGTCGATCTCTTGAACGATCTCAGCAGAAAGAGCTTGTGTCATTTCTGACTCTAAGTCTAAACCATGTTGAGCGTTTAAATCTTGCATAGCTTCGATAGTCCAACCAGCTTGCAATTTACGTGAACCAGCTTCAACAGCCTGAGACACAACGTCCATAGTCATCTTACGACCACCAGAACCTTCTAAGTATGAACCAGAACCACCGTGTAAGTCACCGTTTGCGTCAACACCAGCAGCGCCAGGAGTAGCAGGTAAGCTTGAAGGCCATGCGAAACCAGATGCAATAGCACCTTCGATGTCGCCAGTTCCAGCTTGTCCATCAGAACCCATAGCAGATCCACCAGCAGGTACTGGATCAGCATTGTCAAGTGCACCAGCTGCACCAGAATACCACTGACGAATTGGAGAAGCATTACCAAATACTTCATCACCAGCTGCAATAGCACCCGGTAAACCGAATGGGTTTGCGTGGTCTGTACCAGCAACAGCTTCAGCGTAACGGTAACGTAGTGTGTACACTAAGCCAACTGGACCAGTCATTGGTTGTACACCAACTAATTCAGTAGCGATTGTACCAGGGATAATTCTTCGAATCATAGGGATCATGATTTTTCTGAATCCAGCGATGCTATCAGCGCCAGTCGAACCAGCAGCAGCTGTTTCGTTTAAAAGGTGGTTTTTTTGGTTTTCTAACAATGGAGCAACAACTGCTTGTTTGTCAGCGGACAGACCTTCAAGTAAAGCTACTTTAGTTTCTGACCAGTTTTGAAATAATTCTTCCATAATGATATCTCCTAGATTTTATGAAAATGTTTGATATTTATTTGATACCAGCGATCTTTTGCAAATATGCTATACGTTGAGCTGATGCGTTTTCATCACCTGCGCTCTCGATAATCATTTCTGCTGAGTCACCAGTTACAATACGACCTTCTTTAACAGCTTCGTCATCAGAATCTTTTTCGTCATCTTTTTTCTTGCTGCTTTTTTTCTTGTCGTCTTTTTTGTCATCATCGTCATCGTCAGCTAGTACTTTATCTTCCTTCTCTGAGTCATCATCTGATTTTTCTTCTGCTTCACGAAGTACACGACCGATAAAAGTGCTGTATCCTTCATGTAATTGCTCTGTGTCCACATTACGTAATATAGCTTCCATCACTTCACGTTGACGTCCTGCAAGAGGTTCTAAAACTTCTCCCATTACTTCGCTGCGTTGCATAGTAGCTAGTTCTGTTTGTGATTCCATTAATGCTTCTTCTGTATCTGATAAACGTTGTTGAGCTTCATGTAATGATAGTTCAGCCGCGTCGTCGTCAGAATAACTCATCATAAACTCTTGTGAGAATGCTTCGAAAATCTTACGACCAAAGCTGTTTTTACTAACTTCGTCTAAATCTTCGCGTAATTCTGACATTTCTGAGTCTAATCTGATTTCCAAGAAAGCGTCAATCTTTTCAACTAAATCTGATAAATCACCTTTAAGCTCATCTGACATTGCAGATTTTGCTTCAACTAATTTATCAGCGTATTCAGCTTCGAGGTCACGAAATCTTTCGATGTCCTCTTTTAGTTCTTCAACTTCAGCTTGCATGAAGTCGGTTACTTTGCTATCAATAGCTTCCACTAATTGATCACGTTCTCCGATCCATTGTTCCGTCAATGAAGCACGAACATCAGCAGCTGCATCTTCTTTCGCCGCATCAATCGCTTCATCCAATTTTGTTTGGAAAGCACCTTCTAATTCTTTCTTTGTATCTTCAGAAAGAACGTCGGCCTCCAAAAGTTTTTGCAGTAGTTCGTTCATGTAAAGTTTCTCCTAATAAACAAATGGTATACTGTAGTAGTATTTCCGTTACAAACTATTTATGTAGAGCGTTGTTTATGCAGTGTTAATTGATACGGAGAGGGGAAGAGACCACAGAACCTGCGGTGGCAGATTTGTGGTCATATTTGAGTTTTCTGGAAAATGTCGGTATTTATGCCATACCAATCGGGAGTTACCTTCTACCGTTGATGTTTATCGAAGTAGTAAAAAGTGTGGCGTGTCCCCTTGGGTGACTTGCTCTTGACTACTGGTCCGAAGTCTTTAGCACCCCAATGCAGATCTTTAAAAACAGAGATTTCGTGGTCGGCTGCTTTATCATCAACAGCATCTACAACAAGGATATTGTTATATTTGAATTCATCTTTCGATCCTTTCTTATATACGCCTGCTCGTTTGAAGTTTTGTTTCTCGTGTGCTTTTGCACGCTTATCCTGAACATTTTTGGTGCGGTCATCTTCACCCCGTTGTGCCATGTCATTGTCAATGTCTTTGCGTTGCTTATACGACATTCTGGATTTGTGGCTTTGATTCTTTTCATCACCAATAAGTGTTGCTTCAAATATATCTATAACTTTCACGTGTCATCCTTTGATTCTTAACAGTTATTTGCGTTTAGCGAATAACCCTTCGTTTAGAAATTTCATAATTTCTTTTTTCAGGTATTGTTGTGCTGCTATGTCATGCTTAACCGCTTCCGAAAGATCCATGATGTGACTCCCATTCTTTGATTGCTCAATGGACTCAAGTATCGATTGTGGAACTGCACCAGGAGCTGATGGTTGAGCTACGATATCAACCGTAACGAACTGAAAACCTGTTACACCACCTGATTCATTTACTGCTCCAGCACCCCTAGATGACACACCAATTGCAACGCCAGATTTAACTAATTCTTTTGCAATGTTGCCCATTGGTGTGTTTAATAGTTTAGCTTTACCGATAGCATTACTACCTTCAACACGCAATTCAGTGATAACGTGTGATACACGATCCAAGTTAATTGATAGAGTTTGTGGATGATCTAATTCACCCATAATGCCGTTTGATTCTTTGATGACGCGTTGGCCAGCTTGTACAGCTGCATTGATTTCATGGATTGGATATACACGTCCGTTACGGTTTTTGATATCCGCTTGCATGAAAATACCATTTAACCACAAATCTTTACCATCCTGTGATGATTCTGTGATTAGTCCAGCTTGTGCTGGTGTTAATTCTTCGATTAAAAGTTGGTTGCTCATAATATTAATTCCTATGATATATTTTTAGTATTTATACTAACTTAGTGATAGACACAAAAAAAGGGAAGTCATTACAACTTCCCTTTCCGTTAATTACCCAATAACGAGTATATTAAGTAGTACCTAGACCATAGTCGCGGCCATCTGCAAATTTAACTGGCTTTTTGATAGGCTCAGCAGTTTTTGCTTTGGATTTACCATTTGTTTTATAATTGATTTTACCAACTTTCGGGCAAGGCTCAGTTGTTTTAGCTGATTTCTTACCACCTTTTTTGTATTGGATTTTACCAACCTTCTTTGACATAGAACCTTCGGATGGTTGTGAGAATCCTTCGTCAACTTTTTCGTCTTCATCTTCATCATCTTCATCTTCATCATCTTTGTCTTTGTCGTCTTCATCGTCTTCATCTTCATCACACGTCTCACCCAACACGATTTCGCGCGCTTTTTCTTGTAGGTATGCGTGAAAGTTTATTTGTGAAGATTCAGCATTTTCGTTAATTAAATCTTCAACCATGCTTTGGATGTACGATAGTTGTTGTGTTGTACTCATTTTAGTGTTCCTTGTTTGTATCGTCAGGTTCAGTAGCCTGGACAGTCGATTGTAGTTTTGGTTTCAGATAATCATGAAAACACTGCTCTGCTTGCTCAGGCTTATTATCAATAAGACTGTCAATCATATCAGTTAAGTTAGCATTTGCATCTTCCATTAGTTCTTCGCTCCTATTTATGTGGTAATAATATTTTGTGTGGGTTTTTTATATAGCTGCTCCAGCTCCATCACCCGAGCCTCCAGCTGGATCTCCACCACCTTCTGCACCTGCTGTATCTGCACCTAATCCAAGGTCAGCACCACCGAAGCCACCTCCCATGCTGCCTCCCATGCCGCCAGCGTCAGCTCCCATGTCACCATATAGGGCTTTCAAATCTTCATTACCACCCTCAACATCCAGACCCATTTCTTCACGTTTCATTCGTTCGTTTGTGATGATTTCTTCATCAGTCATCTGTAAGAATCGCTTCATAGTGAATCGTGGTGATAGGTAAGAAATACCATCTGCCGAGCCGTACGTACTCAATAACGCCCCGTCCAATTCCAATTGTTTATACTTGCCGAAGTTAGAAGGTTCAGGTAGCATAACACGATACATAGACTCATCAACATTGATTTGATTTTGTCGTAAAAACATTTTAAACTCAGCGTCTAATGTTTCTTCGAGGTGTCCTTGTAACCGTTCAACGTACAACGAGAACCGCAATTCTTGTATATACGCGATTCCAACCTTACCATCGTTCCATATTTGACCACCCTCTTGCTGTTCAATCATGTACGATGTTGGTACTTTCAAGCCACGCCAAACCTTACGTTGGAAGTATTCCAAATCAGATAGCTCACCCAGACCCTGTCCACCAGGTAGCGTATCAACACGTGACCCCCGCCCATCCGGACGCGAAGCAAAGAAGAAATCCTCTGACATTGATTGTGGATTGTATACAGAATCAATCTCGGACTGCCCACCATTTTGTGTAGGTACTTTCTTTTGTTTGATTTCGTTTTTGATACCTTCCAAGTACTGTTTAACACGCTGTGGAGGCATTTTACCAACATCAATGTAGAATACACGTCTTTCAGGCGCACGTTGAACACGGTATATAATGATAGCATCTTCCAACAATTCCTTTTGCTTGTGAGATCGGTATACTGGTCGTAGTACAGACTCACCAAACGGTTGGGTATCTGACATATCATCATTCAGCGAAAACCTAACGATTTCCTTTGCTGATATGATTTCTGTCTCATGTTGAGTTGTTTCTTTTGAGCCCATCGGTAGACCATACCCACCAGCTTTAGGCTTTTTGATATCTGTCTTTATTTGCCATGCGACAATTTTAGTAGCATCATCAACATCTACGATAGCAGCAACAACGTTATTTGGATGAATGAATACCCATTGGTCGTATGGTGTTTTTTGTTTACGGAAAAACAAATCTCCATACTTCACCGTCATCCGAGCAATACGATATAACCGGTTTTGGAATTTGTGGATTTGTCCCCATCGACGCAGTGCTGCTTTAATAGTTAATACTGCAGTACTATCAATGTTATCTTCATCTTCGGATAAAATGTCAATTATCAACGGTTCCTTAGATTTTGGTGCATTCCCTGTCATTTCTTCTGCGATCGTATCCAATGCACGCGATACTTCAATATCATTGTCCATCAATTCGTATTCGCGGTATCGAGTCATTCTCGACGCCGATCCCTGTATTAATCGTTGGTACCAGGTGTAATTATTGTATGCACCCGCATCTGCCATTTCTTGGCTATCCGTCATTTTAACGGTTGCGTTTTGTGGAGATACGACTTTAAAGTATCCGGACCATTTAGCTGCTTCTGTCATTTTATACTAAGTCTCGTGTTTGTTGTTATTGTTGTATTTATCTAAGGTACGACAGAGGGGTTATTTAACCTTCTGTTGAACCTCGCCAAACTGAGAATTCTCATTTAATAAATCGTTCTGCTCATCTAAGCTTTCTTGCTGCTTAAAGCTGGTATCTTCTATGGTTTTGTTCATTTTTGTGATGCCCAGAGATGCTTCCATAGCAGCTTCAATTTGTTTAAGCATCATTGCATTCTGTTCGGATATCTTGGCGTTTAATTCGGTTAATTGTGTCACGGTTTGGTTTGCTGGTGCTTGCTGCACTTGTTGATTGGTGACAGCAGATCCATCAGCAATGACAGGACCAACTCCCGCAGCAACGGGAGTCGCTGCATCCCCCCCAGAAATAAAATTAGCAACTCTATCAACCAATCCAACAGTATCATGAACTGATTTTCCAACTGTATCCACAACAGATCCCCACGCATCCGTTCCCAACTTCTTGTCAATGGCCTCAATGCCTTGTCTAACTTTTGGGCCTGCAATATCACCAAGCTTCAACCCTATCGCTGCTGCTATAGCTATCGGTAGTCGTCTAAACAAACTCTTGGCAAAATTCTTCAGTACACCCCACAACGAAGGAACCAAATTCTTTCCATGCTGAACAACTTGAGATCCGATGCTTTTTACCGATTGCATGGCTTTCGATGCTAATTCTGCTGCTTTCTGTACTAAGCCTCCACCTGCATTTTTTGCTGCAGTTACCATCCCACCGACCCTGGATTTTGCACCATTTGCCAAGTCAGCCACTTTCGACGCTATACCGCTGGCCAGACCTTGTCCACCTTTGAACATCTTGAGCGCTCCCCATATGCCACCAACGGAAGTCAATATCGGTCCCAATAAATCCGTTAACACCCCAACTAATCCACCGATAGCAGAAACCACTGGATCAGCTATCAGTGGTCGAGCATACGAATCCCATAACTGTTTTATCTCTTGTAGGAATTTCGGTATCGTTTGTAGCGTGTCTTCGCCTGGATCTTTCGTTCCCTTGCCCGCTCCAAATTCTGTTTCCTTTGCTATCGTTTGTGCAAATTCGTTTACCTTCGGCATTTTTGCGATTAGGTGCTCAAGTGCGGCAGCTTGTGCCAGTGATGCTGGATCGTTTTTACCCCGAATGTCAGCTATCCTGCTGTTCATCTGTCCCAACAATGTGTTGTATTCTTTTTGTTGATCTCCATCCTTGCCAACCATCATATCCAGTTGACGCAACCTGTCTGCATCCTTACCACTCATACCGGATTGAGCGGCAACCATTGCGACTACCATGGACTCTTTCATCCTATCCATCACACCCCGATCGCTTAATCCTGCAGCTTTCTCTGCCATTGCAAATGTGGATTCTAGCGAAATACCAAGTTTTTTGTTTCGCTCTGCTTCCTTAAGAATGCTATCTTTATACGCTTTTCGCTCTTGGACGGTTTGCATCTTCAGCATCTTATTACGAACGGCCTCACTACCCAACATCTTTTGTGTCATTGATGCGACTTCGGATGTGGTTTTATTGGACATTCGCCCGAGTTTGGCAAATTGATTTATCATTATTTCGGATTGATCAGCGATATCATTCAGGCCCACCTTCTCACCAAACCCCTTCAAAATATCCATTGAAGTACCCATTAACTGCGATGCACCGGCATACGACCCCGTCAGTTTGTAGGTCATATCCATTAAACTTTCACGTCCATCACGCTCAGCGGTCAACATGCTAACGTTTTGTCGGACAGCGTCGTTTACGCTAGTATAATCCTCCTGCATTGATAGGAATAGATTTTTATTCTCTCCAACAAATTTCTGCATTTCTTCGGGAGCCAGCCCCATCTTCAGAGCTGACGATTTTATCCCCTCTCCGATAATACTATACATGCCAATTTGTTTTTGTTGGGCATATTCCAATTGGTCGAAACTACGTTTTAGTGATGCTGTTATCGCAGTCATGCCGCGTTCAAAAGTAAACAACCCCTTAACTGACGATTTTAGTGCTGCGGTCCTATCCTTCAACGCTTGCGTCGCTTGATATGTCTGCTTCATCGCTTTGACATCAGTTTGCATTCTGCTGTTGGTGACCTTCGTACTTTTGGTAATTTCAGCATTCAACACATTAAACGCAGACCGAACACTAGCAGCATCATTACCAGCATTATCAAAACTTTTCACCATTTCTTTGGTAAACGTTTGGGGTGATGCTTTGTGAAGATCTCTGGCCAACTTCTTCAATTCTTTTGAAGTTTTCTTGGAATTTTTTGTCTGCATCTCATTTTCTTTTTTGAGTTTGTCAGACTTATCTTGTAGGTCCCCCAAGGCATCGGATGTTTTCTTCAATACCTTGATCCCGTTTTCCTGAGCACGGAGCTCTCTTCTATCGGAAGCGGTATCGTTGTGGTTTTCCATCTTATCGATGAAAGCACTGTATTGTTTTGTGCTGTTTCTCAATGATAGTCCGAATGCGTTGATCGCTGATAACGCTTCATTTATTTCACCTGATGCCATAAGTATTTTCCAAAATTAGTTATATGTGTTATTTATGTCGGTCAACATACAAAACAAATGGTTTGTTGACCCTATTAAAAATACATAGTACAGTGGCTTCAACTTAAACGAATACAGAGGCAAACACAATGAACGATTCACACGAACATGCAGTAATTCAAGGATTTAATGCATTGCACAGATATGTTTTGCTTGCGGGTGTAGTATATGTATTAGCTTTATTGGCAGCGGGGGGTTGGGGAATTGTTGTTGTTGGGGAATTGTTTGGTATTGGTGTAGATACTTCTGGCGACGGTTCCGGATCTGTTAGTTGGTTTGGTTGGACGGTAATAACCGAGGTGACATTCGTAATGGCATTCAAATCGTGTAACATGGAACAGGCTTCGAGTGCTTTTTTTAAGATGCAGCGAGACAAAGACCTCCACATGGTATTTCTGAGAGAAGGTGCTATCGGTGCTGATTATGGGCCAGAGGGTTACGATTATATAACACAACAAACATTCACATTGCGAGCTTTTGTATTGGGAGTGATAATGGTATTTCTTATGTTGTGTGTTGGTCATTTCTCACAACATTGGGGTGGGTGGATAGATCTTATTGTAAGTTGGGTCATGTTGTTCATCGCTCTTATGGTATTCACAAAGAAACCCAACGATGTAGCTGAAAAGGCTATCGAGATGCATGAAGCTGTGGTGGCTCGCATGCGAGAAGTAAACGCAGAAAATCGCGTTATTCGTGAAACAAAAGACGCAGAGAAACAAACTAAGAAAGCAGCTAAAAAGCAACGTAAACATCTAAGACGTCTTGGAGTTGCTTAACACATCAGCGGTAGTACTAAAACCTAATAGACTGGAAACGAGTGATCTTTTAGTTTTTCCATCCTACGGTCAATGAAAGAACGCATAATGTCCCTTTCACCAGGTGTAAGATTTAAAGCGTCGTGGTATTGAAGACCTCCCCTCATATACCACGACAGCTCCACTATTGAATTAACAATCCCCGAAATTTCCAACTGCATTTGCTCCACAGTTTTCTTGTACATCTCAGGATTGCCAGATTTTAGTACTAGATAAAAAAACTTACTGGGTTCATCGGAATGGTGATATCCATCACCTCACCACAATCTTTACATTTTACTTTTGTTGTAAAATCAGGTCCCCAATCCGTAGTCTCATCGATAGCAGATGATAACTGGTTAGCCCACTTAATCGGTATTTTCTGTAACCATTCTTTGATCATGTCCGTATCTGTAATGCCATCAACGGATTTAATGATCCCCTCCAATGTGTCAATCATTCTGTCTTGTTGTTGTTCCGGTGAGATATCATCCTCAAATACCTGCATGATCTTAATAACATTGCGGTATCTGATCGGTAACAATTCGACAGTCTGTCCGTTGTCCAGCACAACATGAAACTTGTTGTGAATCGTGGTGGGATCAATCTGTTTGGTGTTTTTAATGAACGGTCCCATTTGGATTGCATATTCATTCGTTGATGCGTCAGGACAATCGTGAGTATGCGTTACATCGAACTGATCTCCATAAGAAACTTGACGTAAACACACCATCAGGAAATCAACATCCTTTGCAAATAAATCCTTCGGTTTCAATACCCCTGGTATGCATCGTTTGAATACTTGTTCAATTGAATCACCACTGAATAGCATATCTGGTGTTCTAACAACGATCTCATCAATAGTTGTCATCGGATACACATGCAGTTCACCGTTTACCACAGATGAGTCCAATTCACCATCCGTGTATAGTGTGCCTTGTGAAGGTATCTGATATGTTTGACCAGGCATACGAATTTTATCCAACAGTGGATTGGATGATGCGGTTGGTTCGGGAATGGGTGTTTGCGCTGGTACCGGTGCTGGGATTGTTTTTTCAGCTGGAGCAACCGTCGCGTGTGCGGCTAGCATCTCGGTTTCCGTTATGGATCCTTGTTGGACTTTAGCTTGGTTTGGTGGTTTTTTGGCAGGTGTTCGTTTAGTAGCCATTGGCATCCTCATGTAAATACATTAAAAACATATTTATGCATGGGATACCAACAGCAAACTTCGCTTATATTACGGTGTATGACTCTTTCCACCACTTAGGAATCATGTGGTGTGCTGTTTTATACAAATACCCGAAACTAGCATCGACAATATAGACCGATCCCACATCAGACTTGGATCTAACTACGCGTCCCCCTCCTTGAATTATAGCAATTAGGGTTTGTCGTTGGTACCATTCGGATGACATATCCATCCGTCTCTTGATCCATTGGTCACCCAAATACGGATATGGTGTTTTTACAAAGATTGCAAATTTACCTAACTCACCTTTCAGATCCAAACCCTCTGTAGATGATGGTGAGATCAGTATACGTGGTTGTGTATCTGTTAAATATGCGTGTATAACGGAATCACGACTATCACCTGAATCTGGGTTGTGATGATATATGTGATGAGGTCCATCTGCTAATTCTTCTGTAAGCCACTGAGCCACTTGAAAGTTGGCTGTATGTAGGATCCCGCTTTCTTCTTTGTGATTTGCTAGCAAGAACTGTACATCTTGGATCATTTCACCTCTAGGCTTTTTATTCTCCGGTTTATTCCACCCATAATTCATCTTCATGCGAGGCATGTAATATACTGGTCTGTTTTCTTTATCGAACTCCGAATCAAGCGACAGGAATGCTGTTTCTTCTTGTGGTATTTGTAAATCTTCACAGAATCCATCTTTATTTAATATGGTTGAAGACATAAACAAGAAGTTTGACGCCATTGGCTTTAGTATGCGGTTGAATGAATATCCACCAGTTAAGCGCTTGAATTGGAACATTGTTTTATCCCACACTAACACAAAATTGTCTTCCACATAGCTTTCTGTGCGAGCTATCATCATGTGGCTTTCTTCCACATGTTCGGTTAATGAGTCGAATTCACGGATTTTATTGATATCAGCTCTGGATAAGTCGTTACCGGATTGTTCTTTTAGATGCTCAACTTCAACTTCAAGCGCTGTATATATTGGCATAAGCTTCGGCATGTAATAGTCCGACATCCATTCTATTGCAGACATTAAGTCTTTGTGTACCTTGAAATCTATGCTGTATTTTTTGCATCTAGCATATGTGATCATTAATGCATCAAAGTTTACTAGGTGCTGCTCGAGTGTGTGACACTCATCAGCAATCATCAAGCTGCGTTCTGTAAATGTTTGAGTAAATGCAAATGCGGTTAATGCTAATTTGTAATTAAGTATTACGTTATCGGATTTAACTGCGCTTTCTTTTGCGGCTTTATGCGGACATGATGCACATCTAGGCTTTACCAAAGAACCAATGTCACATGTAGTACCTTTGCTGCCACATGAGTAGTTGCCTTTACCATATAAAGACACGGTTTCTTTTTCTTTGAAATCGTCTTCGTATTGCTTTTGAAGAATCTTCTGTGGTGTTAATATAAAGGATGCTTTCTCTGATTGGTGTTTTAAGTATCTGGCATATGTTAATGCAATATACGATTTACCCCCACCAACTGGCATTTCCAATATCTGGAATTTTTTGTCTTGAGTGTCGGCTAACCAGTTTAAAGCAGTAACCTGAGATGCTCTTGGTTCTAGTTCAGGAAAGGGCCAGAAATCTAATATGTTTTTTTGCATGATTTATATTCTTCTTATGTAATTATATTAGATATTATACATTAAAAAGATATAGTAATCAAATGCCCTTTCAGGGAGATGTTAGCAAATAAAAATCAGCTAAAGCAAATTTTTGATTCACCAACATCTATTTAGATCAATTTTAGAAGCATATATAATTAAACATTTTTATAATCCCCCCCACACCTAAACGGTGCTTTATGGCTTGAAGAATAATATTAAATACACAAAATATTAACTACCAAAAGGAACCGATTAAATAAAACTTCGTACGGGTGACACCGGCCTACCTTACTTTGTTACAATTTCTGTCAAACATATGACAATGCTAAACCTCTTCACGAACTTTGTTCAAATCCATTAGTGTAGTTTACATTTTTATAGCACTCTGGCTAAGCGGTTACGTGGCAAAACACGTGTAATCCTGGCGTATTGTATTTCACGGCACCTTTAAAACGGGACGCGATCAAATAGCCTCTTGCACTTTTAACAAGCAGTCTTCCATCTCATTCGCATGAGCGGGTTTGTGTATTTAATTCTGTAGCTATTTAGTTAGAATATCATGTGAGCATTGATCAAAATGTCTTTTAATTCTTGGGTCATTTCAGACAGCGGTAATGGTGCGGTGGTGACTTGTTCACCAACCCTATCATCTGCAGGTCGCAAACGATATTCAAAACTAACGCACATATCTTCTACGGTATCATAGTCTGGTGTGGAAGCATCGAGACGCTTCGTGATAGCACAAGGCTCTTTGACTATTTCAAACTCATACAACCCAACAACAGTATCATCATCGGCTAAAATATTACCTTTTAAAGCAGGAGTTATTATGGGTGACTTGAATTCCCCACCATACACATCTCGAGTCTCTACGAACTCGTCATCCCAATATTTCATCATCGGTTTGGATCCATATCGCCCCAATGGGATGTTGGTCTATGGATACCCAACCCACCTATTCGGAATGATGTACCACCTATTAACTTTTGAAGCGCATCTTCTTTACCGCACGCAGGACATTCAGTAAGCGGTTCATCGCTGAATTTTTGTATCTTTTCGAACTCATTTTCACATTCTTTGCATTGGTATTCGTATATCGGCATTATTCTTCCTTATCTATAATGGCAGCAGCAAGCCACCAGCTATCCGTAACATCATATAACCCCTTGGTTTTTAACAATTTATAGGGTTCTAGTTGTTCTTTGATTGTCTGAGGAAGAGCTTTATACATGTTTTGCTTCTTCTTCATTTCTTTTGCTTTTAATTCAGGCTCATCCAGTATTATCTTTTTGTGAGCGTGCATTTTGATTGATTTTGGTGCGATGATATCGACTTCATATTGCAATTTTTGTAAGTAACAAACAATCACAAATTGTAATCCCGCTAAATCACGGGTAGCACTACCAGTCATACCATACGCCAAGCCTTCGATAGCTATCTTCGGTGTGTGCTTTTGAACGATATCACCAAGTGTGGTGGCAATGTAGTTCGCACGCGTAAAGATACCCTCATCTTTCGATGTTGATATCACTCCACAATCGATGATGTTTTTGTCACCATCCAAGATACTCCAGCCCGTGTATGTATACGATTGATCTATTCCTAAATATAATTTATCCATCACCATATTTAGGTGATGGATTTTTGGGGTTAGTTTACCACTTTCGAAAATCCATCTTTAAATTGCACGTGAAGCTTGTTATTGAATGCGTTATCTAAATCTCGGTGAGAGATAACAAAGATAGATGATTTGTCATCTTCTGCCTTGCGTTTAATCATGCTAACAGCATTTTGTATGCCACCTGCATCCAAACCAACATCCAACACCTCATCCAATACCCACATATTCAGAGGATCGTGCAAGTATTGTAACACATCTCGGAAGGCAAAGGAAAGCGCTAAATTAACTCGACACTGTTGACCGTTTGAAAGATTGCCATACTGAAGTGACTTACCCAACCTATTAATACTGACTTCCATCTTCGGGGTAAACATTACACTATGTGGTAACCCCATGTCTTTTAAGTACTTATCCAGTTGTATGTTTAGGTACGGTATTGACTGATTCAGCATGGTTTTGCGAATAAAGCTGTTTTTGTTAGTCAGTAATTTTAGTAAGAATTTCTGGTGTTCGATCAATTTGTGCAACTCATCGCTACGCTTGGTACCTTTCACGTATACAAATTCGGTACCGTTGACAGATTCGAACAGCTTATCCATGTTGGTTGTTGGTAGTTTTATGGACTCGAACAATTCAAAGAAAGTTGTATCACCATCAAATTGTTCATTCTGTAAATCTTGCATCTGATCCAACCAAGCGTTTGTTTCTTTCTTTACAGCAGCTAGAGTTGTCTCCGCAATTGTTAGCTTGTGTTTGTGATCGTCAATACCTTTTTTGTTGAGTGTGCGTTTACCCTCAATCGTCTTTAGCTTAATTTCCGCTTTACTGAAATCAGCTTTAGCTTTCGTCAGTAACTTCTCCAATTTAGCTCGTTCTTTTGGATCGAATTTTTCTTTTAATTCTGCAGCCCGTAACACATGTGGGTTTTCCAACGATGCAATCGTATCCAACCGTTCTTTGTTTGATGTTAGCTGTTGTGTGATGCTAGTCAGATAATCCGGAGTTGCTGTAATCAAATCAGCCACCGTTTTTATCGTGGTTGCTAACCCTTCTGCTGATTCTGCTATTGTTTCTAGTTTACCAACCAATACATCGATGTCAGCCTCTGCTGTCGTTACAGCATCCTCACACTTCGCTATATTTTTCTTGGTATCTTTAAATGGCTGCGTGCAATACGGACACGTATTATCGTTTAAGTGAGTCAACTCCTTGTTGTTATCATCAATGATACCTTCGAGAGCTGCAAATTCACCGGTTATTTTGGTGGTTTCGTTATCAAGCTCTTTCTTTTGATCTAACGCGGCACGGTAAATGTCGTTTTGCTTTGTTTGATATGCAACGTCAACATCCTCCAATTCGGAGATTTTTGCCTCAATCGCTTCTCTTTTGTCGTTCTGATCTTCTTCCCACACCAACGCAGCTTCTTCCGCAATTAACATATCAGATGCCAAATTTGTAACAACATCCAACTTTAGTTGCGTTGTATCGATCGTTTGCTCTAACACATCACACTCATCGCCAACGTCATCCGATTGATCGCGCAGACGCTCTTCCGCATCTAGCTGTACATTGTTTAGGTGCGCGAGCTCATCGACAGCAACACCCAAATCGATGTCATGTTTCTCATTCCAGTCATCGACACGACCGCTGGTGATCTGCAGTTGCTTCATGAATCGGTGACAGTCTTTGTTGTGTTGTTCAATGTTACTTTCTTCAGTCTCGAATGATCTAGTTGAGTCTTTGATTCGGTCTTTTAGAATACCAGCCTTATCGGATAGCATCTTCAAGTCCAATAACTCCTCTAGCATATCCGCTTGATTTCTCATAGGGAGGTTCAAAAACTGCGTATTAATCGCCGAGAATACGATAACTCGAACGAATAGATCGTGGGGCATTCCCAGAATCTGTTCAATTTTCGTGTTTGTATTTGATATACTATCGGGTGTGATCTCCTCATCGTCTTCCCACAACTCAACACCATTGCCTTTCAGCTTTCTGTGTCTGCGGACCTTGTATGTGTGGTTATTCTTCTCGAACACCACAATCACCTCCATATTCTTTCCGTTGATGTGGTTAATCAACCCATCTTTCGATATATCCGATACTGGCTTATCGTATAAACCGTACGATATTGCATTAATTATTGTTGATTTTCCAACACCATTCGAGCCACCATCGTCGACATTTTCACCAACGATCATTGTAGTGCCTGGTGTTGTCAGGTCAACTTTGGATGGTACGGAACCATATGATTGGAAATTTTGAAATTGTACTGATATTAATTTAGTCATTGTTGTCTGGTTGTAAGTCTTGGAAAATTGTTATCAACAGGTCATTATCAATGTGTTTGGTTTCTATGCCACCCAACATTTCACATACCATATCATTTGTGTTGGATGATTCAATCTCGACGATATCTTCATCCACTTCAGTCTCGGCCAACGCTTCTCGGATCTCAGCCGTTTCCTCTAGGTTAAATGCTCGTAGTCCGTAATCATCCATGAATTTTTTGCGTATAACGCTACCTTCGGAATAGTCAATCGGTACATCAACTGTACATTTCACTCGAGCTCCATTCGCTAAATCAGGATCTTCGAGTAACTCCGATAACGTCGCTGAGACATACTTCGGACACTCTTCCCAATTTACAAAAGCTAGTGTTTCGGATTCGTGATCGTATGTAGCCAATCCACGCTCGTTGTCACCCGCATCACCAAAGTTGGTGGGGAAGCAATTCCCAATATATGTTATGTTTTTTTCGGTTTGTCGCTTGTGAAAATGACCAGATAGTATGGTGGGTTTCGTGAAATCTTGTGGATCGGGACCACCCTTCATTTTGGTGTTGTGACCAGTGATGACAAAACCGGAAAATTCGAAATGTCCAGCCCAAAATTTCAGGTGCGAGTATTGAGCTAGCGTTGAATACTCATCGTGGAATAAAAACGGACACAACAACACACCATCGCCTATATTGTCGATGATGGTTGGTTCGTATATAGGTATGAAATTATCAAACACTTCAAATTGAACGATTGAGTGAATTTCACGGGAGTGTCGTTTATACAAATCGTGATTCCCGATTATGAAGTAGATTGGGATACCCAAATCATTCAACATTCCAGCTCCTTTTTGTGAGTAATTTGATGTTAGGATATCAATGGCGCTTCGCTCTTGATTCCAATCACCCAGAAATATGACGTGATCAATTTCTGGGTCATCTTGAACATTTTTACAAAACCATTCCAAATACTTGATACAATCTTCGTTGTGTTGGACAGAGTTCGACTTCGCTCCGAAGTGCAGATCTGTAAACAAACCTCCCTTCATTAACTGTTTAGGCATATATTATTCCCCTTCACATAAATACATTTTGTGAATAATTATTGTGTGGTGTTAGTATGTGTTATTATGTATATCTTCTTATAGATCCAACAACAAGTCAACCGTTTTATGTGGGTAAAGGTAAAGGTCGCCGTATGTACGATCATTTTCGATTGCGCAATAGACTTTCTAATATGTTATTGCGTAACAAAATTCTAAAGATTGAACGATCCGGTGAAAACATCATATATGAAAAATATATTGAAGATGTTGATGAACCAACCGCATTCGATAATGAGGTAACGTTAATACAAAAATGGGGCAGAAAGGTTGATGGTTCAGGGATATTGTGCAATGTTTCATCGGGGGGTGAAGGAAATTCATCGAGTTGGACCGAGGAACGAAAACGGAATGTCAGCAAGCGAATGAAAGGGCATCGGGGCAACCTCCCTATCATATCCAAACCTGTAACACAGTACGATTTGGATGGTAATTTTATTGCTCACTTTGAATCCGCAAAACATGCGGGAGAACAAACGGCTGCTAATAGGTCATACATAACAGCCGTTTGTAGAAAAGTCAGAAAATCGTCAGGTGGTTTTTTGTGGACATATAACGGAGATCCAAAACCCACATTTGCTAAAACATATTATAGTGCTGTGTCTCAATATAATAAAGATGGCTCGTTTATTGCTGAGTATCGTTCGATAACTGAAGCTGTGGCTCAGACTGGGATTGGGTTGCATGCGATATCTTCTTGTTGTCGGGGACTGTCAAAGACGTCGGGGGGTTTTGTGTGGAAATATTCTCCCAGTTGAGGTAAGCAGTAACACCTGAACCGATTACCATCAACCCCGCAAATATGATGGTTAGAATTGGATACTGTTTTTGTGGTGTTGGAGCCAACTTTTCGTTGTGATCAAGCATTTCTTGCAACCGTGTTTTTGATAGTGCGAGGCTTTCTTTCACTCTGTTTTTTGCATCAACCAATACCCGATTTATACCCTCAACGTCTACGTCATCGTTGATACGCCATAACTCTACTCCTACGTTGACTAGAGCAGGGTGAGATGATATGGTTTGTTGTATTGTGGAGATGAAGCGTTGTTTGGTTGTTGGATCTGCAGGTACCGGAAGATGGTATAATAACCATTTAAGATCTCTAATCTCTCCTGATTTTGATGAGCCTAAATTCAAAATTATTGACACTACGCACGCATCGAATAATGCACGATCGGATCCAGATATTGAATCTCTTTTGATCTGTACCAGCCGAGTGATTGTTTGCTGTGGGGTTTCGGTTAATAGCAATTCCGCCTTGGTGATTGAACCTTCTGTTGCGTTAAAGTTTGTGTTAGTAAATAGTTCCAATGTGGATATCCTTGTTGTGTAAGTTGTATTAAGTAGGATCAGCTTCACCCAATTGTTGTGAAAATTTCTCTTCATCGTCGTTGTGGTGTGAAGCTGCTGCGTGTTCCATTTGATAGTTTAGGGATGGTGTTAAACCATTCTTAACCATCAGTACATCTCGTACATTTCTGTGTTTCTTTTCTTGGTTTAGATATTGATTGAAAGAGTTTTTTATACATTGTGTGTAGAACCCAAATGGGTTATCGCTTTTGTCGGGTTTAAACGCTCTCCACGTTCGAACCAACATCATTACCGCATAAGCCTGCATATCTTCATTGAATGTGTAACCAGCGTATTTGGATGATGATGCGTATTTTTTTGTTAATAGTGTTAGCATTGCCGCTAAGGTATCAGACATTTGATCCTTCTCTTTGCTTGCAATAACCGCAGCCATTAACACCTTTCGGTCAATGTAATACTTGCCTTTCTTTTTTGGTGTTTTCTTTACTACTACTTTTTCTGATGATCCTGTCATATATAGCTCCTTGTTGACAATACTATACCACAAAATAATAAGACAGACAACACCCATAAATACGACAATATTATTCGAGGATACAAAACCAAATGCCAGCCAATCCATATGCAGCAAAACTACAAAACCGACGGGGTGAGTCTGTAATATTCGAGTCGACGCCGGATATTATCGAGACCCGTAATGTTAATTACAGTTCGATTGAACCAACGCACATGCCAGGACAGATATATACCTATAAGAATACATCATCTCGAGTATATAACGTATCGAATGTTCGGTTCGTGTCGCGAACTGCTAGTGAAGCACAGCGCAACCTAATCTGGTTGTGGAGAATGCGCGGTTGGACTATGCCGAATTTTGGTGTTAGTGGTACAGTCGACAAGCAGTGGGAGTGGCCTGAATGGGACACCGCAAACGCACAAGCAGAGAACAAAGCTAGCGAACCCAACCAATTCCATGAGGATCGATCGCAGATATTAGATGAGCAGCGCGAAGCAGCGGTAAATTATGGTGTTAATCCGATAGGATCACCACCAGATATACTGTATTTTAGTGCTTACTCTGCTGGTGACGCAGCCAGACAACATATAAAACGGGTACCGGTCGTGTTGCAACAACTGAGTATACCATATCCTAGTGACGTTGATTATATTCTAACACCACAAGGAGTACCAATGCCAACACTAATGTCGTTGGATATTACGCTGATAGAAACACACGCACCGAGAGAGTACGAGTCGTTTAGTTTATCAGCATTCAAACAAGGACTGCTGGGAGGCTTCTAATGGCAAATCCAAACGCAAACTCGGTGTCATCTGGTAAAGGACGATACGTGCAGGGTGGTAAAACGGACGAATTCAGCAACAGGTTGGGTTGGTGGGAACGTATTGTGTTTGAACCATCACCTGATGATATCACATATACCGTTAGTAGTGGGGAATCGGGTAGACCGGATCTCATAGCTTATCGATTGTACCAAAAAGCAACACTGGGATGGGTGGTTCTTCAATTTAACAACATTGTCGATCCTGCAACAGAATTACAAACAGGGACGGTGATAACACTGCCTACTCCTTCGCGTGTATCACTAACAATAACAACAGCGTCATAACAATGTCTATTCCAAGCAACGCATTAGCGAATTATCGCACGTATTCATATCACCAGTTTCTAGCTGTGTGTAGTAGCACTGCAGCAGCCGAGAGTCTGGGCAACGTATCTAGTGGAAATTTTTCTGCACTACAACACCCAACGGTGGATAGAGCATACACCCCACGATCCACGTCAGGTGGGCAATACATATTATTGGTTGATGGTATGTCGGATGCTCATCTGAACATATCCAAAGCTAAATGGACCACATCTATTGTACCAGATGCCAAATCATCGAGTGGTGCGCAAGTTGGAATGGGTGTTGGTGTTGAGGGTGTGATTGAAATATACGAAGCCAATAGTGCTAGATTTATCAGTATTATTGGATCGGCAGCCACGCAAATGGGTGTTCCATTTCCATCTCTCAGTTTTATGCTGAAGACGATATTCGTTGGTGAGCGTTTCGATGGTACAAGCGAATACATTACTGATGTGAACCCGTTTGTTTTCAATCTATATGATATGTCTGCTGTCTTCGATAGTACAGGATCCAAATACCGAATGCAAATTTTCGGACAAGTCGGTTCCAATATGAAGCAAGATGGTGTCGTATTGTCTGGTTCCTCGGTGGCCATTGAGTCTGGTGATACGCTTGGTGTTGTGTTGGGTAGAGTTGCGGAGATAGCCAATGCTGTTGTAGCATCCGAAGCCAAAGCAGTTGATGATGTAGCTCCAAAAACCGTATCAAAAAAACCAAAATATGTGATAAAAGTAGCATCGGCTATTGCAGCAAAGTTGGCAGGTGATAATGCACATATTCGGCTAGCTGGAACGAAAGATAATCCAGTGTTGAATTTATCACAAGGTAGCGCATCATCAGTTGCGCAAAGCATTGAGGCTGTATTGTTAACATCTTCCTCTATGGTTGATGAAGCAAAAACTTCAGATACATCCGCTGTAGTGGAACGACGAAAACTATTCACAATCAACCAAGTATCATCTGTAAATGCAGCCGGTGAGAGCGTTCACACGTTTTTTGTTGGCATGCGTGAAACGCTAACAGCGAAGCAGGGTGAAGACATGAGAGGCCAAAAAGCTGATTTGACGCTGGATTATTTGTTTACCGGAAACAACACAGATATCATAAACCTTGATATGAAACTGACACACGCGTTAAATGTTGTGATGTCAATGGGAACATCAAATGCAACACCAACCGCGATAAACGCACAAGCAGGAAATACTGTTGACACCGTTGTAAACCCACCGCAACAATCATCAGGTGGCACTGTTGTTAGCCCTGATAAGTTCGTAGCGGGACACAATTTCGATCAAGTGCATTATGGTAACATGAATTACCCAGCATCAACAGCTAATTTTTATCATCTGCTGTCAAAGCAAGCTGAATTCGATACTGTTGGAGCTGTGATCACGGTTCATGGTAATCCGAAGTTGCTGGGTGAAATGACAATCAACCCAACCCAAATGGAAGGATTGTTCGAAGATATCAGTAAGAAAGGAATAAACGCAAACTGGCTAAACACACCAACAACACTACGATTGAATGTTAAATTCCCTAGAAATCCAGATCACCTACCGGATGGGTTTGATGATTTTTGGTACCTTGGGTTATACCGCATGATGGTCGTTGAGCACACGTTTAAAGATGGTAAATTCACGCAAACAATCACCGTTGCGCCGATTACAGGAACATCACCTGTGTTTGATGGTGTTGAACCATCGGGTGGTACAGCATCACAACGTACCACAAATGCAAGATTGACAAGCAATTCGGGGACGGGCTTAGTCCGAGATGGTAGGGGATTGTTACCGAATACTTCCAAAGCCAACTCTTTATCTTACACGGCTATTAAGGATATTGTGTTGAAGGTCGCTGCCGAAGAAGGGGTTGACCCAAATCTGATGTTAGCTCTTGTAAAACAGGAATCAAATTTTAATACGTCGGCTGTCGGTCCGTATGTTGGTGGTTATTGTGGACAAGCATTGGGTGTCATGCAGGTGTGTCCTAGGACAGCCGAGGGTGAAGGAATACCGAGAGAAGACCTAATGAGCAATCCTGAGCAAAACATTCGCGCCGGAACCCGATACATGAACCGCATGTTGACTAGGTATAGTGGTGATGTTGTGTTAGCACTAGCTGCGTATAATGCTGGACCAGAAACTGTTGGTCTACCAGGCACAATTCCGAATAATGATGAAACGCAAAATTATGTGAAGAAAATTCCTCGTTACATCGAGCAATTCGCGAATGGAACGGCACCAGAAGACAAAGCTGCAGCAAAGCTAGCAGGAACAACAAAGGAACAGATACCATCGGTAACGACAGTTGAAGATGCTGGTAGTAGGACTGTTAAATATATAAAAGAAGTAACTAGTGATGCTACTGGTAATGTGGGGTAATAACGTATGGTAATGTTTGATGATGCTCGTGTTGGATCGGGTGATAGTAATTTGTATCGCGATATCACGATAGGTGAAGTTGTGGACACGAATGACCCACAGCAAATGGGTAGAGTGCGGGTGCTATGTCATGCAATGGGTGATAACACTGAAGCTTTGATGAAGAACATTCCGTGGGCAACGGCAATGTCACCGTTAGGTGGTATAACCGAGACAACCGAGAGGGGACGTGATGGTCAAACATCTGAGGGTCCTATTGCATATGGCATGTGGAACATACCAAAGGTTGGATCGCATGTCTTGATCGCCTGCATTGATGGTGATCCCAGATTTCGTATTTGGATGGGGTGTGTGCACCCACAATTCATGACACACACATTGCCACATGGACGGTACATTTCGGAAGGAACCGCTAACGTTACTGGGCCATTGACTAGCTCTGAGGGGGCTATAGAGCCCATTAGCACTCACCAACAAAAATCATTTTCACCTGATGTTGCTAGTGTCATAGTTCCTGGTGCTCCTGGTGCAGGGGGAGACCACACCACGTCCCCTGAATATATATCTCGTGGATCGGACTACTCGGTAGCTTCCGTTCGGGATGAGTTGGTATCGGATCCAGTATCTGGACCAGTATCCGTGGGGGATGACAATTTCGAAGATGTTATACCGGAAGTGGACGGAACACAAACCAACCACCACAATGGATACAAAGAAAGCCGAGTTGTTCGTAACTTAGGATACACCGAGACAGATGGTAAGAATTACGATCCACAGGTGTACTCTTGGACAACTCCTGGATTTCACGCGGTATCAATGGATGATTCCGCAAATAATTGTCGTATTCGTTTTAAAACTACACATGGTAATCAAATAATCCTGGATGATACCAACGAGCGGATCTACGTTAGCACACCAGATGGTAAGACGTGGATAGAGATGGACGAAAAAGGTAATATTGATGTTTATGCGAATCGCAACATATCCTTCAATGCGGAGAATGACATCAATTTCACTGCTGGAAATACATTTCGAGTGAAAGCTAAGAATGGTATACATCTTGAGAGTGATGATGAGATTAGAATGCACAACAAGGGTCGGGATGGTGGGGATTTACACATTAGATCCGAAACTAACATTCGTCAACATTCGGTAAAGAACACTTATGTTGAATCCGATGCGAAGATTCACGTAAAAAGTGTCGCTGATATCTTTATACAAACAGGAGCGGTCTTAAACATCACAGCTGCTTCATCTGTAGCAGTAACAACACCAACAACGTCGATATCTGCGGTTACCAAAATTGGTGCGACGCTGGATGTTGTTGGTGCTGTAACTACGGCAAATATCGTAGCGAATACGAGTTCAATTGCAGCACCGCCAGGTAGTGGAGAACATAGTGGGCAGGTTAAATTGGGATCGGGCGGGTCTCCACAATCACCGACACCTGCTATCGCTGCTGAACCTGCGTTGGAATTTCAAGCATTTTTTACGAGCCGAGTACCAGAACACGAACCGTGGGCTAGAGTGATGACCAAACCGGGAGTAACTGACAAAAATAGTGGTAATACCCATGAGGGAGCTGCTGAGTTCTCGTATACTTCGCCTAGTGTGAATAGGACTGAGCGTGGATTTGATTTATCACGAAATGATAACTGGCACCGTTAATAAATACGGTATGGAGGTGCAATTATGTTAGCACGAGGATTATACACAGGTTTTTCATCAAGTGAATTTGGTCACCGAAAGAAATTTCGGACCAGGGATTACGAATTGGTGAAAACTGATCTACTAAACCACATATACACAAAGAAAGGTGAGCGGGTGATGATGCCGAGATTTGGTACTCGGATCCCCGAGATGATTTTCGAACCACTCGATGACGTTACTATAGACATCATAACCGACGATTTGACGGCTGTGTTCGATTTTGACCCTAGAGTGCGAACTCTAAATCTACAAGTCATTCCTGATCATGAGAACAATGCAATCAATGTTGTTGCTGATTTGTATTACGTTGAATTGAATATGACCGATAGATTGACACTGAATATAGTGTTCGAAGGTCGATAGACGAGCATTCATAAATATGCACAGAACATTATAGCACAAGGTATTTTTTAATATGGCAAGAGAAATTAGCAGAGCGGAAAGCTGGGAACGCGCTCACGAAGTATTTTCACAGATAAACTTCAATTCGTTTGATTTTAATACAATCAAAGAGAGTTTGTTGGATTACATGAAGTTATACTTCCCAGAAGACTTCAATGATTACATCGAGAGTTCGGAATTCATAGCCATATTGGAGTTATTCGCGTATGCTGCAGAATTGTTGGCGTATCGGATTGACTTGAATGCGCACGAGAACTTCATAACCACCGCACAGCGAAAAGAAAGTGTGCTGCGTTTAGCTAAATTGTTATCGTACAAGGCTTCGCGTAATATACCAGCTCGTGGGTTGGTGAAGTTGTCATCAATTCAAACAACTGAAACAGTTATTGATTCAGCTGGAAGAAACTTAGCTGGTCGTAGTATCAGTTGGGATGATAGCAATAACCCCGATTGGAAAGAACAATTCCTGTTGGTTATGAATAGGGTATTGGAACAAGACTTTGGTACCGTTGCTCCTAGTGAGCGTGTACAAATTGAAGATGTGTTGTTTGAGTTATATACGTGGAACAATACATCGGCTGGATCTGCACCAGGTTCGTTTATTAAGTATTCCGCCAGCGCGGTAACTGGATCCGTACCAATGGAATTAACGCCCGTTCAGTTAGCATCTGATGGTCCATCGGAACGTCGTCCTGAACGAAATGCAAAAATGTCATTGTTGTATGGTACGGATGGGTTGGGTGATAGCTCGGATACTACGGGGTTCTTCCTGTATACGAAGCAGGGTGAAATTCGTGTCGAAGAAAGCTTCTTCGATGGGGTCACACCCAACCAAACGCACCAGCTAACAGATGCTGACATAAATGATACAGATATTTGGGTCAACTTAGTTGAACCAGATTCTCGTGAAATTGTGATAAATGATCCATATGCACGACTATTGCCACATTTGGTTGCAGCGGATTTGCGTTATGGTGAGTGGGTTGAAGTTGATCTAGCGAATGCTCAGAACATACTATTCAACACCAACAAAAATCGTCACAAATATGAAGTTGAGACGCTGGATGAAGATAAAGTTCAGTTGATCTTTGGTGATGGTGAGTTCTCGGACATCCCTAGTGGTCCGTTTGATATTTGGTATCGCACATCAGCGAATGAAGATGTATCTATTCCGAAAAACGCTGTCGTTGATCAACCAGCTTCTGTAACATACTTGGATGGTACAAATACCGTTCAAACGCTATCGTTCAACTTTTCGTTGGTTAGCGCATTACAGAATAACTCCCCTTCCGAAGATCTCGAACACATCAGACGTGTTGCACCTTCGATTTACTACACGCAAGATCGTATGGTAAATGGACGTGATTACAACACGTTCATGTTGCAAGATCCATCCATATTAAAATTACACACAACGAATAGAACTTTTGCTGGTGACTCAAAGTACATTGCGTGGCATGATCCCAAAGAGTACTACGAAGATGTAAAAATCTTTGGGGATGATATGGCGTTGTATTGGAATGAAGAAGATCCTAATGTTGGTGGACTGACAGTCGTTAGTACTGGCATTACGTCTTCTGCATTGTTAACTAACTATATTGAGCCGCTGTTGTGTAGTACTGATTTCTTTGCTACGTTGGGCCCGATTTTGGAGGCTCGTGGCGCAAAATCGAGTGACTTGCGTTGCTCATTCACCAATGACCCATATAGCTTTGACGTAAACGACAATGAGTTGTTATCTATTATATCTGCGTTGGATACTGCACAAACAACAACACCTGTCGTCGATTTGTTTTACTCAATCACGTACGATGAGTGGACAGTTGGGGTTGGTCCTGTTGGGCACGCGTGTGATCTGGAAACATCGTTGCCACCGCATAATCCTCCTATTATTGATGGGTGTGTTGCGGGTGCCGCTGAATCTGTGTGGATGATGCGTATCGAAGCCAATTTCTCTGGCAGTGTTTTATCCGGATGGGAAGTCAAATGGCGAACTAGACGCTTAATAACACAAAGCATTGATACAAAATTCTGGCACACAAATACAACAAATTCTGTTGTTAATTTCGATACACTAAACTCAAACCTAGACACTGTGGTGGTGTTGGCAGCGAATGTGAATGCTGATGGAACTGGTGTGTTGGGGGAAAATCGGGATTTTACTGTTGTTGGTCAGGAATTAGTCGAGCAAAACTTACCGAATGCTGGTTTACCAGATGTTCATCGATTGTCCATACTACCAGTTGATATTAATAATGATGGTATCCCAGATAACCTGCTACAAGCGGCTCTGTTTGACGCTCTATCCCAAAAAACGTACCAAGAATACATTGATGGTGGGTTGGTATCGGAAGAACCAACGGATGATCCAGTACAAACGATCATACTCCCGAATGGTAGACGGATCATATCAACAAATACCCTTGACACAGAAATAGCACTACGGTTGAATGGTGAGTTGTTGACATTTGCTGCGTCTCAGTTAAAAAAAGCACCAAGTTCTGGTAATGCGGTACTGATAGATCGGGTTGTTATCGATGATCAATTATTAGCAAACAGCGGCCACTCGTTGGTTGGTGCGGATGATATCGAAATATCTTTCGTCGATTATGTGTATTTTAAACGTGAGTCGGCGATAGATGCTTGGGTACCGGTGACACCAACAAATGAAATAAAAACCCTGTGGGCATTGGATACTGAGAAGATTGGGGATGAGCAACGATACAAGAGACACAACGGTCGCTTTCCGTTGAATTTTGCATGGTTCCACACAACACCACGTTTTCATCTGGTTGATCCAACAGCATCCAACATCATGGATATGTTTATCATCACTAGAGGGTATTACTCAGCAACAAAACGATGGTTAGAAAACAAATCTTCGGTCGTCGCTGTCGCGCCAACACCACTGGACTTGCGTACATCGTATGCGTCTCTTCTCAGCAACGCTATGATATCCGACACGGTTATCTTGCATCCGGGTGTGTTTAAAGTTATGTTCGGTCCAAGATCGACACCGGAACTGCGCACTTTATTCAAAGTCATTCGTCCTGTTTCGTCATCGTTAACTGACAACGAAGTGAAGGTGCGGATCGTGGAGCGGGTACGTCAATTCTTCGACCTTGATGATTGGGAGTTTGGTGAGACGTTTTTCTTTACTGAATTAGCAGCCAGTATTCATGCGGATCTAGGTCCTGAGATAGACTCTGTTGTGTTGGTTCCGACATATGCTCAGAATCAATTTGGTGACTTGTTTCAAATACAAGCGCGTGAGGATGAAATGTTCATGCCGGATATCAACACATCCGATATTGAGATCGTCCAATCGTACACGTCTGTAAACATTCGCCAAACGCAATAACCAATCGAATTGTGGCACCGTTAACGGTGCCACAATCCATCTTTAACCAGCTGTGTTGGGTGCTAGTTTTTCGCTTAGTTGCCAATTGATAAATACCACATATAATAACCATTATTCGGAGATATATGTAGTGGCAAATTCAACAACAAACACTGATTACACAAAACCTCATTTAGATCTGTATACTTCTTTACCTGAAGTGTTACAAACCGATACAAACCGTTCGGTGTTCCGTAATCTGTTTGATCGTTATCTCACAAAACAAGAAACTCAAACCGTTGCTGGATATATTGGTGAGGGTAATAGAAATGCTATTCAACCTCGCCAAATCCACGAACCAGATGTCCACCGTCAGGGTTATCAATTGCAGCCTGTTATCCACACTAAGGTTGGATCGATCGAGCACATGGCGTCGTGGAAGGATATCCAAGGTGAGTTGACCAGATCTGGTATAGATATGGAAGAGTTTGGTGAGTGGGGTAGAACGGTGCAACTTAATTGGGTACCACCAATTGATATCGATAAAGCTATCCATTACCAGGATTATTACTGGTATGATGATGAAACTCCAAACTCCAAACCCGAATACATCACCATTCGTAGTCGTTGTACTACCGCCATCGCTAACGCCAATTTCTGGCAGTTGTTGAACGATGAATTTGGCTCCGAAATCCCCGTCAGCAAACTTTTGCCTGTTGATGATATGTCGGCCTATCCGAGCTACGACGTGTTGTCGGTCGTATCGTCTTCCAACTCGATTGTTGTTAGAGGGGATGCTACAGCTTCTCTAAAATCGAAAGAGTTTTTTGATTTAAACGGAACATCATACAACAACGGCACACACCAGATATTGGTGTCTCCTGTATACAATGCAACAAGCAACACAACAACAATCACGGTAACACCTGGAACGATATCGGTTGACGAAGTTATTGGGGTGTTATATCAACGCAAGTTTGATAAAATTGTGTTGGCTGGTGATTACTTGCGTTTGTTTGATCCTAACTTTGTATTCTTTTTTCGCGAATCAACGAATTTGGATTTAAACGATACGTTCTGGGTTGTTGTGGAATCTACGCATGATAAATTCGCAAACGAAACGACAATACAAATCAACACAACAACAACCGACAATCGACCGTCCGGTGTTGTGTCGTTAGAAGAACAATTGAACTTCTATTTGGCTGAGCGCGATTGTCAGTGTACTGGTTCGGTTGGTTGGGATCTGTTGCAGTGGGATGATAACATGGATACTCCACTGTGGGACAATTCTCCTGGTTCATCGGAAGATCCGATAAACCACGCTACGCTATTGGCCACCATTTCTCAGATTGGACCACCATCGGGAGCACCGGTTGGTATACCGATGTGGTACGACACCGAAGCTGATGTTGTGTACCAATATCAAGACACCCCTACCCACACAGGGTGGAATATTCTGTGGAATAAATTCTCAAAATTACTATCACAAACCAACGGGTTTGCTTTGTGGGACTTTACGCCAGGATGTGGAGTATTGTCTGTTATCGAATCAGCGGACCAGTGGGTAAAAGATAACAAATGGTTACACAAGAGTGATATTCCCAGTTTCTCGATTGCAAAACAAGCACAGTTTCCAATCATCGAGTATGATTGGGATCTTGAATTGAATGAGTGGTCGTACACAGAAACTTCGTGGAAATACCGTCAGGATAAATTCTCGCTATTTGTTGAAACTGACGCAAAACCATCATTACTGGAATTGCAACCACTGGATAAGTGGGAGCGTCAGGTTGTTGATGGTATTGAGGAGATTGTTTTTGATGAGCGGTACGGTGACCTGACCGAGGTGTTTCCTGCTGGTTCGAAATTTCAATCAGCCGATGTGCCTGTAATATTTAATGTCGTGTCATCGGTGTATAAAACACCAGCTGATGGTATGCCTATACAAACCCGTATGGTCATCAGTGAAGTTATATCCATTGCCGGTTTGTTACCTGGAGAGTTGTCAACTGACCGCCCCAGTACTACCGCATTCCACCCATACCGAACAGCAAATGGAGATGCGTGGAAAACGTACGGAGAACATTGGTTATACAACGGAACGAAAGCAACGTTACCTGTTACTCATCAACCGGTTAATCCTGAGACGTTGTTGGCCAATACGTTGGTACCAACAGAACACCCACTTGGGTATGAATATATCTCGTCTTATGCGGTTGAACAATACACCATAACGACGCAGGATGATATTGATGTGTTTGAATTGCACACCACATTGCTACCAGGCACCCAACGTCCATTAACACGACGAGCGTTAGCTGGACATAATGACATCCGTGTATACATCAACGACATCCGTGAGTATGGATCGTATGATGAGCTGGTTGATAATACGATGGAAATTACTGGGGTAACGTCTATTGATGCTGGAGCTGGTGTCGATTCGTGGGTTGTCGCTGGAGCTGTGGGTGATAGTATCCAAGTTGGTGATGAAGTATTAATCGCTGAGAATGCTGGCCTTGGTGGTAATGGTACGTATGACGTTATCGGTGTATCGGGTAATATTATCACCGTTGATCACTCAACCACGCCAATTCCCAGCACTGCTGTTGACAGTGGTGCGTTATCAAACAAAACAACTCCGATAACATCAGTGGGTAGCCACTCGTATGTCCGAGGAATACAATTTACACCAGGGTATGGACCTGGCAAATATGATGAACTGCGTATCGAAGTTGGTGAAGCCACCATATCAGGGTACGGTAATAGTGTTGTACCTATACGTACGATAGTCGATAATTTAGACTACATAGCTAGTGGAGATGACATCACCAGCATCGTTGATTATCGGTTGGTTGAGCAGGTAAAATCTGGTTCGAACCAGTATCCATTGTTTGACATATACAAAGCTGACGGAACAGCAGCAATGCGTGCAAATCCGATATTTGGATTTGCTACATCACCAGATGCGGATGTGAACCCATCAATTGGGTTGCGAATCGTGGCTGATTACGACCAACGCATATTCACGTTTGATCAATTTTTGGTTGATGAAGATGGTGGTGAAGTGTACGCGTTTAGAGATTACTCGAATGTTAAGTATGATTTCTGGTTCAACAGCACAACAAACGAGGTATTCTTTTGGAGTGGTATCCAGTGGAGTACTAAAACATTCATGTCTGAGTATTATCGTGAAGCTGTTGTAAGCAGTATTGAGCCATCAACAGAAGAACAAGCCATAAACGGATTGTATTGGTTCGATACACTAGCTATGCAGTTGTTTATTCGCAATACTGCAACAGCAACGTGGGATTTGGTTAATAACGTTGATATACGCACCACTGACAACACGATACAGAGCATTTGGCGTCAGGGGTTGAATCAGGAAGAGTACATACCATCTAAGGTGGATTGGTTGAAACGTACCGAAGCTGAATACAATACCGAAAAATCGTTGTATGTTGATATTAGGTATGATGAAATCGTTGCAGCTGATAACACCATTACGGTAATCGAAGCTGAAGAGCAAGCTGATGCTGATTGGGGTGCAAGTCAAAGCAACCACATATCTCTGAATGGAGATTGGGTTGGAGATTGGGAAATTCCCGATCCCCTGTATTATAATCACATGCACGAAAACCGCAAGATTATCACTACCCGTGAATTATTAACACATTTCACTACGATTATTGGTGCACAGGAAAAGTTGCCTGGTTATACTGGCCCCGAGGAAGGTATGTTTCACCTTATTCCGACAGGTGATGTTAATTACGGGTTGGGTGGTACAATCCACGAATATGGTGACAGCTTTGATACGTTGTTGTCGGCTGTTTTCGTCAACAATGTCACCCCGAGATCGCTAATCGAATTCGGACACGATCAATACGAATCGCTGCTTAACAATCTGAAAGAAATTTACAGAGAGGGTGCAATCGATTATATGGTAAATGTTACGGATGAAGCTATCCTGAATTTTTCCACGTATGTAACAGAACAAGTTATCGCAGCGCACGAAACTGCTGATTTTCTGAATGTTGTGTGTGGTGATAGCTCCGTGCACAACGAAGATGCTAATCTTGGTATGCGCAACTGGATCATAACACTTCCGTATATGTCTATGTTGACAAAACGCACACCTGAGCGATTAATTGATATAGATTTGGGTATAAATCAAGTTGTACACCACGACGGACACCGCAACGATTACTTTTTAACGAGAGCCACATCCGAAAACATTATCCGTTCTGTGTTGGTAGCTCCTGATGATAGAACAAGATTTCCTACACCGGCTGATGATCCATTGGATACATTCGGTCGTATCTCAACCGACTTACCACCAAACACTATTGCTGATTTTGGTGCAATATTTAACACAACGGTACTAGGTAGAGAGGGTGTATATTGGTATCACGTTGATGGGACTTCTAGGGTATTATACCGACTTGTTGTTGCTGGGGCGGGACCGGATGAACCATCATCCGCTCTTGACGATGGCACACTATGGCTGGATCTTAACGGAGGGTCAGAAGTTCTACGAAGCAAAACAACGCACGGTATAACGGGTGTGGTTGAGTGGCTACCGGTACCAGGTGTATCGGTTGGTGATGGTAGGCTACACAATGGAGCAGACCCATCGGATATGACAACAGCAACAGTTTCGGCTTGGGCTGTGGTTAATTTGGATGTTGCACTGGGTGACGTGATATATAGCGTTGAACAACAACTATACGACAATGTACCAGACGCAAATGCGTTGCGATACGACACATCTATCCTCAGAGACATTGACCCAACTGTGTATGACTCGCATCGTCGTGATACATTCAATGATCACGTAACACAACGCGAGATATCATCGCCATTGGTTAATAGTGATTACTCATCGACTGACCCATTTACCTGGAATTACAAATACTCAACACCAGGTGTTGGTGTTGGTTTGCTTGACGCTGATGAACAATCAAACACGTTCTCGGTTGCTGGTGATATGATGGTACTTTTCGATCCGTGTACGCAGGGTGGATTTTGTCCATCTACTGTATCGTTCTTTGTTAAGAACTCAGATGGTAATGATGGATCATGGACAACTATACAATCAACACTGGGATCACCTGCCGCTGTATACGATAATATTGGTGATATTACAACGATAGTCATCCAGGAGCCGGTGGTTAATGGAACGTCTGGTGTAGTGTATACCGGTCAACTACCATGTAGTGCAAATGATGGTTCGGAATCCGGTGGTGATTGGCGGGAATACTACCAATCGGTATATGGTACACCGTATCCACACATGGAGCCTTGGGTACTGCAGGGATATGTAGATAAACCGTCATGGTGGGATTCGCAATATGTCAATGACGATATTGCGCAGTGGGGGGACCGTCGTTGGAAATACAAGCATGGTTTTGAAATCGATGGTATTGATTTGGTTGATGATGCTTTTTATATTTCTGGTGACTTTCGTAATATTCTCACCACTGGACAACAGTTTACATTAGCCGACACGCCGAATGGCACTTATGATGCATCATTTACTGTAGCTAACATGAGTTCGGTGTCTGATGTAACGTTGGGTGTTGAAGGATCAGCAACGATTTCCATCCCAAATAACCAAACATCGACACTAACGGTGGGCACACGATTTACAACAACAAATGCGAGTAATACGATCACCGGTCTTTATACTGTGGGTGCAGCTGTGTACACTGGATCCCCAGCGTATTTAACTATCATCACGGTTGACGAAGAAATTGTTGATGCTACTGGGTTGGATAAGATATCTGGAATAACATATGACCCAGTCCTAAATCGCACCAAATTGCGTATTATCGATGACTTGACAGTTAATGTGTTTGGTGGTCGACTATTGCAGCATCACGGAATGTGGGAAAACATCCGTATTGGTCGAATTCCTGCTGGGGAAACGTACTCAAATGGTATTGTTAGTGTAACGGGTAACCCTGCGGCTGATTATAGTTTGTATAACATACGAACCCCAACCATACCAACATACAACTACTTTTCGGTCAACATCGACAATGTTGATATTGTTGGCGACTCAAGGGTATACACCCCGGATAGTGTGTTTCCTCCTTACTTCAATCACACTACGCATTATTCAACTAGCGTGCCAGTGTTTGATTTGGCTGTGCGCACAATATTCACAAATTTTAGCGTTGAGATTGTATCCCCTGGTGCTAATTATTCATTTGGTGATGTTGGTCCGGTTGAGTGGGATTGGATAAATGCGTCACAATATTTGTATGACCAATTAACGATAGCATATCGCATGGATCCTATGAGGTACACAGCAGATACGTTTGGTATTGATACGTATGATGTAGCTGGTGTTGGTATTGATGTAACATCGTTACGACCTGTAGCCCACAACAGAACCACATTCCATGGTGAAGTTGCGGGGAGTGAACTGTTCGAAATAAACGGAACGAATCAGTGGTATGTGAATTTCAACCGATTTAATGGGTATGATGCCAACTATGCGGATTTTAGAAGCATGTGGACTACATGGACGGCACCACTAACGTACCAATTTGCAACTTTCGTTGACACACCATCTCTTGATGTTGGACATCGTTTTGTTGATATTAGTGAGTTTGATTATAGTATATCAGCTAAACGAGCACCAGGCGTTGAAGATCACTGGTATGATGCGTTTGATGTTCACGTAACATCAATTCCACCAGCTCTGCAACGATACGACAATCAACTTGATTGGGGATTGGAGATTCACACCAATTTGGATATCAGTCGTGATATTGAGTATTATGATGTGCGAAATTACCAATTTTACGCTAACAAAACCAATGATGTAATGACCATATACACTTGGGAGATCCGTGCGGTTGATGGTTATAACAAAACATTCAAGATAACAGGAAATCAAACACATCTATTCGAAGCCGGTGGAATCTTTATTGTGGCCGACTCAACGTCAAATGATGATACATATGAAGTTGCATCGTCTGTGTATAACATTCAAGACAACACCACGATAATCACGATTGATGTTGTTATTCCGGGATTCGAAAGTGATGGTACTATAACGCTACTATACCGATCTTTACCATGGGCGACTGGCGATGTTGTGTACCTTTCAACTATAGAAAAATTACCATATCCACTCACGGAGCGATCCGGTGGCGGGTTGATACCATACTTCGTTATCGTTGATGATACGATTAACTTCAGGTTGGCTGCATCTTATGAGAACGCTATGTTGGGTATCAATCTACCAATAATTGATAATGGACGTCAAGATCATTTCGTTGGTGAGCTCAGATCGACATTTATATCCAATGGTGGGTTACGAACAGACAACTTGTGGCGGCATTATGAGCTGGACAAGTCTGCTGTCCGTCGCTTTTCTACTCCACATCAAATACAAGGTATGCAAACATTGGTTGACATCATCGATGGGTATGATGTGTTAACGTATGATACTGGATGGCGTGTAAATGAAGATAATACAGCTGTTGATCCTGATACTAGTAGACCGATGGGTTGGCAGGTAGAGTTGGAGCGGTTTATAGATTACGCTCACCAATTGCGAACAACTGCGCACCAAACGGTGAACAAATATAGTGTGTCTGTTGATGTAGGTACTAATGTATTGACATTAATAGATCGTGAATTGACGTGGGTAACTGGTGACGCTGTTAATATGTTCTCATCCAACGGTACGTATCCAGCACCATTCACACGAAAAACACCATATTACATAATCAGAGACACTCCGACAACAATCAGATTGGCGGCAACGAAGGGTGAGGCGAACAATGGAGTATCCATTAACGTAACATCTATTGTTGGGGTTGAGCAATTGCAGATTGGTATCACTCGATCGCAGGATTACGCCCGTCACCAAGAAATCAATCCAACCAGGGGGTCGGTGTGGTTCAGACCGAAGCGTGGAATAATTTCCAATGTGTTGACTGGTCCGTCGCAAGACACTCGCACATCGAATTTGATTTTCGATCAAAACGGCAAACCGATAAAAGCTAGCAATTTGCGTGTATTCCGTGAAGATCATGTTACAAAAATGTCTGTCATACAGGATGTGAATGATGAGGTGTTGATATCCGAAATAAATCCATACACGCTTCTTCATTTTGGGGGTATGCATTTGTTTATCGATGCATATGAGCATGTGCTGCGATTTAACAACTACACCTCCGAGGGTGCGTTGATTTATGATCCATTCATCGGACTAAACGTGACAAAGTATGAGATGTTGTATAACCGCCAGTTGGAATTCACTGAACGTCCAAATATGGGTGGGTACTACATGCACACATTCTTTAATCAGGGAGCTGATCTCAATCGTAACATCGAATCGAGTGTTGAAGATATACGAAATATGTATGATACGCACACGGTATTGGAGTCTTCGAAGATCACCACCGCTGGCAGAAAAAGCTTGGGATACGATGGAACACGTGAATATCTGGATAATCTAAACTTACACGCCAAATCACAATTTCTATTTTGGCGTGGAGCAATACAAACAAAAGGATCACAAACTTCAATGCAAGCGTTTGTGAATTCACGTAGGTTTATCGATGCTGAGTTGGATGACTTTTGGGCATTTAAGTTGGCTGAGTTTGGCTCATCGTATGAAAAGGAATACCCTGAGCTATTCATTACAACTGAGGATGCTAGATCGAACGATATCAGATTGCAGTTTGTTGATGATACTGATTTTTGTATCCCAGGATATGATCGAAACGTATACGATAAAGAAGATTGTGGATACGCTTTCCCTGATACGGGTGATGCTGTTCTGTTAGCTGATGCAACATTCACGCCGGTTCGCATAACGGATAGCGATCGTTGGTTTCACCAACCGGATCAATTGGGAGTGTTACGTAACAACGGACTGAATATGCACTTCGAGTTAAAACCGACCGTAAAAACTGATATTTTTATGAGCGAATTACCGCTAGCAGTTACAGGTAGTAGCACAACCAGCGTGCGTGGATCTGATTACATGACTTTTGTGGTGGCTGGGGAACACACGATCGCTATTGATACGTTTATCGCCATACGAAATCTTCCATTAGCAGCAGAAAACACGGAATATTTGGTGATACAATCAACAGCTGGTGGTGGTATTACATCGGTTGTGGTTGATATTTCTCCATTTACCCCATCTGCGACAGCTGCATCGCTTGTGATTGGACCAAGTATCAATGCTCAAGGTGGGTGGATAATACCGGATGATGTTGCAATATGATAATCTTGATAAATATGATGAAATCAGTTAGGAAATATACGAATGGCTAGTAGAGAATACAAAACATGGAATGTAACAACATCAAAATGGGAACATCACGGCTCGTGGTCTGATGATGTATCGGATGACGATACTCCCATTCTGCGACACAATTATGCATCCGATGCCCTTATAGTTAAGGTTCGGTTGTATAGTGAGGGATTTACACACGAAGAACCTGCAACACCTGGGAGGGTTGATGCAGCATCACTGACTGTCCCGTTATACATCCCACACACGGGAGGTATTCGTGTGTTCAAACGAGATCCGCTGAACACAAATTTCAAACAATTGACTGCAAACGTTGACTATGTTGAATCGTTGACACCGGATGGGTCTGGAGGTGCTGAAACATTATCCGACACTATCCTGTTTAGAGATCCCATTTTGGAGACCGATACGATCAGTGTTGTATACACCACGAGTGAGTTACTCGAAGGTGTGCACTATAATATCATAAATTCGAATATTGTTCAGATTACTGATCAGAATGTGCTAGACAACGCAACATTTCCAGCTATAAGCAACATTCAGTTGTGGGGCGTATCAACTGATGAGGATACTCAAAACCCAGCCAGATTGGTTGATAAAATATCTCACACAGTTGTGACACCAGTGCAAATCTGGGATCCGGCTCGTAATGACCATTATACCAACGCAATCCACAACATCGATCTGCAAAACGACTACGACCCAGCTAGATATACCGCCACACCACAAACACAATCCCTAATACCTGGTCAAACATATGCTATCGATCCTTGGTTGGATAGTGCCGTTGGAACAACGTGGATGGATACGACTGATATGGCGTATTTTCCTTATTTTGACAATCGAGTGTACCCCGAAACTGAAGCAAGACTTCGCAAGTGGGGACAGTTGAATGATTGGGGGCGCATTATAGCATATGAGTGGGTAAAATCCAACGTACCCCCATCTGATTGGGACGTGATAGCAGCACAGGAAGAAGGTGATGTGACAATCGACGAAGGAACCCGTAAATCTGGTACAGCAAGATTGACGTTATTTGAAGATGATGGTACGGATTCGGGAGTATGGAACGAAGTCAAACCAATGTTGCAGGAATTTGATGTGCTGGTTGAGGGAGTTGATAATCTGGACGGAACGTATAGTTTTACTACGGATATATACCAAATCGGTGACATTGTTGACATTTATGTTAGTGGTGGGTTGGTCCTAAAATCACACGAACTTATATCCCTCGATGTGACAGTGATTGCCACAATTTTCGATAGGGTGTCAGTGCGAAAACCAATCCCAACAGACAGAACGATCATCGATGAAGGCGTTGAAGCTGGGTTGTACTTGGAAGATTACCAATATGTGCAACGCACTAAGCATGATGAGTTTGGTACTGAGTATAGTGAGTATTTTTTCTGGGTACACGACAAAGGAACCAAACCATCCAATCTGAACCGATCAGACAGTTTACGGAGTGTAGTGACCAATCTAAAAAATATACCCGCACCATATATGTTCTTTCAAGAGTTGAAGCCACCAACTACGGTGGAGATAGAGGGTAATAAATTCATAAATCGAATTGAACAACACACCACAACCGTTGGACAGATTTCCATTGCCACTGAGCTACCCATTGCACCCGATACAATTGTTGGAGTTATTGTTGGGGGTGTTCCGATCCCTAGTATCGACATCGAGTATATTGATGGTGAGCGTGTTGTATCATTTCCATCGCACTCTCAACCAGGTAATCAACTGATGGAGGTTGTGTATGTGGGGTTGTACGACGAGAGCGTCGAATTGCCAGCTCGATTCGTGCAGATGGTATCGCGTGGCTTGCGTGGTGTCGTCGATGCTGATCGTCGGTATGTGTTACGGTATACACGAGATTTCACATTGCGTGATACGTTGGACAGTGGTGAAACCCCACTCGAGAAAAAGAATTTACATTCCGAATGGGAAATGTTCAGAAAAAATCAACCTTATCACATCAACCGTGCCTTGTGGGATAAAATAACGGAATCGATAATTGGATACAAGTTATCCGATACGACTGTACGTGTTCCTAGTTTTGAGCGGGAACTGTACGATGATAAGTATGATACTTCCACCCAATATGGTATTGGGGATGGGCAAACGTTTGTTAGTGGGGAACTAGCGCTAGCATCTGTGTTGGCTGATCTTGAGCACCCAGAAAACAATTTCCAACCAATCGACATTAATGTGTTTTTCTCTAGGCATACATTTGATACGCCGGAAGAAGTGGTAGCAGCAATGGATACGATTTACAACACATATTCCTATGTGCACGTAAATCGTATATTCTTCAGTGTGTTGCAAGATGCATTGTCGACGCAAGTGGAGTATGCTGACATCATGAAAACCAGCATGGTATCACTCCACGGCATCCGCCCATTCCAGGTTGGTGGGATTTTTGATGATTAACACCATTGCAACCCACGAACCCTGTGGGGTTTGGTTGTAGGGGGCCCGTCAATATACTGGGTATAACCCCTTTCTTGTGTTGGTGTGTTATATGTAGTGGTATAAATACCTGTATGAAAAATTAAACACCGAAGAGTTTGTTAGACTAGCTACGGATACTAGCAACTTTCAAGGAAGCACGTTTTAAATATCAAAATTTAAAACGATTGGGGTTTGCTGGCTGGTCCGGGTGTTTTTCGGTAAAACTAAAAAACGACATAATAACTAAGTTAACAAACTTAAAAACATGCAGGAATTAACTAAATGACATCAAATAGCCTTAAACTATTGGATCCGGTACAGGGTCTTGTGGATTTTGTACTAGATATTAAACCATACCACACGAAGATAGTCGAAGTGCTAATCGAGTATGTGTATAACGAATTTGTTGATGTAACGATCATCGACGAAATGCACACAAAGATAGATCTATTTTATCCAAAATTGCCGGCGGATCGATTAACGCCACTATCGTGTGATGGTGGATATAGTACCAGACCGTATGGTGATCCAGGGAGACACCCGATCATATCGCCAAACCCAACAATTTCGTTTGAATCATTCCCAGCAATAAACACAATCACCAACTCATTCACGATACCAAGCGATAAGTCGGGTGATTTCAAATTAGGCGCACGGATATTCATAACATCACAAATCGAAGATTATAGTGACGTACATAACATCACCGGTATAAAGGGTGGTGCTGCTGACATCACCAACCCACCCACGTTTATGGTTATGGGGGATCAAACCACGCAATTCGTGGTTGGATATATATTTGATGTTAATGGTACCATAGACAATGATAGATCGTATTCAGTGTTGGAGCAATCAACATACGATGCTGGCACGAACGCAACAACAATACCAGTTGGACAATCAATACCGAGCAGTATACCATATGGTCAGTTGGGTGTGGTAAAAACAACAATACCCGAAAATACTGGCGAGTTTACCGTAGCTGCTGTAGAGTATAATGCGGGGATGATTGACTCGTGGCCAGATATAACAGATGCAAACGCATATAGCCTTGGTGATAATCCTCACACTATTGTTACGACAATAGAACCGTTAACTGCCGTTCCGGTACTAACAGCAACGCAAATATATGTATCGTGGGTTGCTATCGCTCCCGTAGTGATAGACGGCTTGTTATCGTACAGCAATCACATTGCCGTGCACCACCCAACGATTCCGGATTTTACTCAAACCCCAGACGAAGGCACCAACCAACGCGACTTGGTGTTGGTGGTACCTTCGATCGATGATGGTTTCGGTTCGCCGATAAGCGATTCCGGTAAATTTACCATAAGTGGTAATTTTTCCGTGAGTAATGTGTTTGTTGGAGATGAGATCAGTGTGTCGGGATCTGATAATGGTGGTCGTTATACGGTAACATCGATTGCATACGATGACATTGCTGACGAAACAACGTTTGGTGTTGCTGAAATCGTACCAACGAGTAACGCGGACGGTAAACTAACAATGGTGATACCAGCCAATGTATTCATCGTATCGGGGGATTGGACGAAACGATTCCACCAAGGAGTTGAGTTTAATATCATTGGTGGCTCGATTAATGCCGACTCATATCAAGTCATTGAATCTCGATTTAATAATGAAAAAACTCAAATCCGTGTACTCGGTGATGTTATTGATGCTGATAATGGATTTGCGATCGTTGGTGGTGATGTTGCTGGATTTACACTTCGAGGCGACAAATCAAACATACTATCGATTGGAACACAATTCAATGTTTCGGGATCACCGGCAAATGATGGCGCGTATGATGTCGATGTTGGTGGACCAGTGTATGATAGTATTACGAATACAACGTATGTGCCTGTTGATGGTGTGTTGGGTCTGGGTGTTGGTGGGGATGTGTATGTGTTCTCATCGGGTATGATCGTTGATCGGCTGTATGGGTATAGCGAGAGCTCGCCCGTGTGTGATTATATACCCGAAACGGTTGTTCATGTGATGTTCGCGGAGAATTTGAAGTTCTCTGCAGGGCACTTGGACTTGTCTGATGACTTATTGGTTTACAATATGGAGAACTCGGATACGTGGGGCTATGAGCTTCCGATTGATACTATTATCAACGCATCAACACCAGTGATCGCATCACAATCATCGGCTCCGTTGTCATTTTCTCCAACAGATTTGTGGTACGATACCACACTGAATGTGTTTAAGCAACACAATGGTGTTGGGTGGAAGGCGATAACAACAGCATGGTGGAGAGATACAACATC